CTTTGTAGGATCTTTGCCACTAAAAGCACCTCCGCCATGAGGAGCATACCCGCCATAAGTATCCACGATAATTTTACGCCCAGTAACACCAGCATCCCCATCGGGACCACCAATAACAAAGTTACCAGTAGGGTTAAGATGCCATACAGTTTTATCATCAATAAGGTCTCCCAATACTTCCTTTGCAACATCTTTTGAAATTTTTCTTGCAGTGTCGCATTTACCTTCTACATGTTGTGTACTGATAACAACTTGATCAATACGCTTTACACGACCGCCTTCATATTCTACACTAACTTGTGATTTAGCATCTGGCAGAAGTGTAACGCCGCGCTGTTGTTTAAGTTCTTTAAGTATTTCGTGGCTGTAGTAAATAGGTGCTGGCATGTATGCGTCATTATCATTACATGCATAACCAAACATAATACCCTGATCACCTGCGCCAAAGTCGTCTGTACCAAGTGCAATGTCAGCACTCTGGCTATGAATACGATTGACAATCTCTAGGTTCTTCCAATGGAACCCTTCTTGCTCATAGCCAATTTCACGAACCTTGTTGCGCACGATTTCTTTAACTTCTTCGTTTGACACGTTAAAGTTTTTTACTTCGCCCGCCAATGTTACATAGTTGGTAGTTACAAGTGTTTCGATAGCAACGCGAGTAGTCTCGTCGCCATTCTTCAACCCAGCATCAACAAGTGCATCACTGATCTGGTCTGCAACCTTATCAGGGTGTCCATCGCTAACACTTTCGCTAGTAAAAATATAATTGTTCATAAATGTTCCTTTTAAAGATTAAGTTGCCAGTATGCATAGTTTAGCACACTAGCGAATGATACCCATGCCAAGTATGGCATGAACATAATACTCGCCCAACGGTTAACACGCCAGCTTACTAGAATGTAAGCAACAATCGTTACCCATAGTGCAGCAATGTAATAAAATGCTACTTCCAAATTCTGTGCGCCACTGAAGATTGGTGTCCAGATTGTGTTAAGTGCAAGTTGCAATCCCCACAGACTGATAGCAACATTCTGATAGCGCAATGCACCATCAGTCATAATTTTGTATGCACTTGTCGCCATCAGCAAATATAGTGCAGTCCATACTGGACCAAACAACCAATTTGGTGGTGCAAAACTAGGGTCAACTAGTGTAGCATACCAAGGGTTAGCATCGCCTAGTGGAAACACAAAGCCTGCACTACTTGCCACCACGGTACACAGATAAAAAATAATCCATGTAGTGATCTTGTTTCTTGTACTCATTTAATATTCTACCTTCTGTACGATGTCTTCCAGCTTCCAGGGTTCATCAACTCTGGAACGATGTAGACTATACCGCACATCCATTTTTTGTAGAATACTATCTAGTTTATTCAGTCTTGCAACTGTTTCTTTTAGTTCTTCTACAATTCGTTCTGTTCTTGCTTCTTTCATCGCAGTTTCCTTATACGCTCCAGTTGTTCTTCACTCTGGATACCTTTAAAGTATTTGGTTCGTTTGTCAAGTTCCCCAGGCATTTCCGAATAGTGTAATGTGAAGTCTTGGTGTAAATCTCCAGCCTCGCTCCATTGCGAGCTCTGCCACTTGTCTAACGGTGAGATCATAGCCTTCGCTTCTTCCTCCCATTGGCATAAGGTAGACTGGGCAGTTGAGCCCTGCGCTCTGAAATGCCGCAACAGCTTCGCCAACTTCTTTGACGTCCACCGCATCAGCGACCACAAACTTAAGATAAATGTCCACACCAGATACACTAGCATAGTCAAGAGCAATTGAAGGCTTAATAGCATCCTGCCAAGATTCGCCCGATACGGAGAGTTTAGGACTGCAACTGAATGTCGTTTTAAATCTCGCCTTGTTAGCAAGATAGTCTTTGAACTCCGGATGGAGGCGTTGTGTAGTATTTGTTTCAAAAGTGACATTTTTTAAATCTCTCATTCTTGGATGCTCAAATAATTCAATATACAACCGTTGCCAAGCCAACAGTGGCTCACCGCCCGTCATAATTAAGTGAATGTCTTGACCATTGTCCTGTGTCCATTTACCCTCAGGTGTTAGGCTAAGCAAATGATCAACTACTTCGTCAACTGTTTTATCCATAACTAGATGACGGAATTCGGGATAGATACTGGCATATGTATCACAACCTGTCGCAATAATTGGAAGGTCTTCAAACTTTGTTACACGATCCAGTATGCCATTATTTAGCAGTGCTTCTACTTCTGGATTGTAATGTGTCTTTTCACGCCCACGTGGCAGTCCAAAGTTCTGACAACGGAAGTTACAACCGAAGGTGCGCAAGAATACACTTGGCACTCCAACATACTTTCCTTCGCCCTGCAGGCTATAAAATGCTTCGCTATAGCGTAGCTTTGGTTTCTTAGCAACATTTACTGTTGCAGCTTCTGTCATAACTTCTGTCATTTAATTAAATTGCTCCATACTTTGAGTTTATCTCGTTTAACTGCTACTCTAGCATTAATATCATCGGTTGTCAATACCTTATGTTCAATCAAGAGCTCAAACATGCACATGACATCGCCCACTTCTTCAATCAGTAGATCTCTATATTTGTCGTTCGCAGCGTCAGATAGTTTGTCGTATTTGCGCATAATTTTCATGCATACTTGTGTTAGTTCGCCAGCTTCTTCTGCTGTAATAGCCATTAGCTGCTGAAACTCATTTAGTGGTGATTCTAATTCTCGGTTGCTAACCATTTCTGATTCCCTTAGTTCTTTATTTTTTTCTAACATGTAATCATAATACGATAGATATGGATATGTCATTCTATGTAATAATCCACTACTTTTACAAAGCGTTCGACGCCTTTCTTTGTCCAGCTTTTAGCATACTCTTCTGCTTCAGGCCGTGTATCAAATAGTACAGGTTTCAAATCCCAACATTTGCCACGTGTGCCTTCTGTGACGTAGATCCAGTCATCCACTGCTAACATAACTTTTACTGCAAATTTAATCATCCTTACTCCATTCATGTATTGTATCATAATCAGCCGCTAGCTTTTGTAGTAGTGCAACCACTGCGTATACTGGTTCCATGTCACCAACATATCCTAGTTCATTGCGAATTGCGTCTTCATCTTCGCTGTGGTAAGCCCAGCTAACTGCTTGTTTAAACTTATCTGTGTTCATTAAAATGTCCATCCAATGTTAACACCAACAGTAGCATTTTCTGCACCAGCAATGCTCTGGTAGTTATCGTTAAAGTTAGCAAATGTTCCTACAGTAAAGCCGTCAGCAATTGCAACATCGTAAGAGAACCCAATGTCTACCTGACGTGCAGTGTTTGCAAGGCTTGATGACATCTCAGTGTTTTCAATATCGCCTGCCAGGCTTACGGCAGTTGGCATATCAAATGTTGCGCTGCCTGAGGTAATTGCTACTGGCAGTGATGCACTAACACTAAACTTACCTGCACCTACTTGTTGACTAAAGCCAACACGTGCCGCATTGCTAACCAGTGTGCTTGCTGATTTCATCATTGCGTTGCTGTTTACATCTAGTGTAGTTACACCAACATTTACACCACCAAACCAAGTAGTTGCGCCCTGAGTGTTTTCAAAGTTAAAGCCAGCGTATACAGTAGTTGCCCCGTCGACATCAACAATAGCGCCATCTGCATAGTTGCCCAGGAATGTTTGTGCTTCGCTAACAACACCAAACGCAACCCCGTCTACACGTGCTTCTACACCAAAGTCACCTGCATCGCTTACACTCAGCACTGCATTTTCAGCGGCAATGTTTACACCAGCAAGTGCAGCATAGCTATTTACCACTGGAGTACGTGACATGTTCATAGTGTTACCATCAACATAAAAGTCACGATCATATTCATCAACTACCATTAGGCTGCTAATTGCTGCAATGTTTGTACCAGCAATGCTCATAGTGCCTGCGGTTGCGATACTGTTGTGGTAGCCGTCAATACGCCCGCCAATAGCAAGTCCAATATCACCCTGCGGACGAGTTGCTTCTGCAAGGTCCATAATACCCTGACCGTGAATGTTTACATTATAGTTGGGAATATCTTTGTTGGCAGTATCAAGCATCAAGCTAACAAGATTTTCACCAGTCATGTGTGGCCACATCTGGTGTACTAGTGCAACGCCGCCGCTGATAACAGGCGCAGCCATTGAAGTACCTGAGCTTACTCGATACTCGCCGTTGTTCCAGGTGCTTGCGCTCCATTGTCCAGGTGCCATCAGATAAAAGTCACTTACACGACGATCTGTATTACAAGTGTTTTGTGACTCATTGTAATCAAAGCAAACTGTTCCTGCGCGGTTACTGCTGGACGCAATGGCGCCTGTACGCAAATCATAGTTGCCAGCAATAATAACACGACCGTCCATCATCAGTGAACCATCAGCATTTTCAAGAACTGCTAGGTGAGACGGGAACCCTGCTACTTTTGCAGCATTGTTGCCAGCAGCAATTACCAGTACTGAATCATTGTCTTGGAATGCATCAACCATGTTGTTCATTGAATTGTATGAATCAGTGCCAAGATAACGCAACATACTCATAAAGCCTTCAGTGGCGTAAGTGCCGCGAGTGTCTGTACTGCGGAAAACACCTGGCTCAATTTCAACTAGGCTATTTTTATAGGTTGGGTCCATGTTAACACTTGCACTCAAGTTGATAACGTCTGCACCATTTTCAACAGCCCAACGAATTGCATCACCAGTAGCATTAAGATCAACAAAGCCTGCATCATATGCAACTTTACCAATCAGCAAATGTGCATCAGGAGCAACACCAGTTGTGCCAACACCATCAAGAGCAGCCGCAGCCAAACCTGCTACGTGTGTACCGTGACCATTAAGATCTTCAATGGTTTCATAACCCAGTTCACAGCGGCCAGTAAAGCATTCCATTGCATCAATGCGACCCGCAAACTCTGTGTGATCAGTATCAATACCGCTGTCAAGGATAGCAATGACAGAACCTGCGCCAGTCCAACCGCGTGACCAGGCTTCAGGGGCGCCAACGGCTTCAAGTGTATGCCCGTAAGCAGTCATCTTAGTGTTGATATAATCAATGTTTACACTTGCGTTTGCAGTCCAAACAGCATCACGATACGTGTCAGTGTTTGCATAATTTACATCTTCACGTGCTGTATATTCTTCAACAGTAAGTACGTTTGCAGTAGGTGTACCGTAATCGCTTCCAGTATCAGTGACTTCAGCGACTGGAATTTCTTTAGCATAGCTACGAACAAATTCACGGGTTACATCAGTGCGTGTTTCAGTGCGATCTGTAGTGTTAAGCAACAGCGGATTAACAAGCGGGACACGATCACCGTTGCTGTACAAGGTGTACGTAACTCGTCCACGATATTGACGGTCCGTCACTGGCGTTTCAAACACACGGGTAAGTTCACTGTATACATTAACAATAGTATCAGTTGCTTCTTCAACTTCACGAACTGTTTCGCTAGCTAGCGTTTCTGCACCACGCTGACTAATCGTAAACTCACTGCTCCAGGCAACTTCAGTACCAACAACTGTTGGCGTGTCAGCTTGTGCGTTCAGGTAGTCTTGGTAACGTGCTGCTTCAGCTACATGCCAATTATACTGCTGAACAATACTTGCTGCCCAACTATAGTGTCCATACTTGTCAACTAGTGTTTTGTAAATAGTGATAGTACGAGTATAGTTGTTGATCATTGACTGCATAAACTGTGTTTGCTGTGCAGTGTTTTTAATCGCAAGTGCATAATCATAGTAGCTGCGCGGTGCTGCTTCTGCAGGTGCGGCCGCCATTAACGCAATCGCGCTGGCAGCCGAAAGTAATGTATTTTTGAGAATGTTCATCGTGAACTCCGGTGTTGTTACCTTATTAATATAGTACTTAATTCAGGTTTTGTCAAGAGTTATTGGTTAGAACTAAGCCTTTTTAGAAACTTTTTTTGCTCTACTCTGCGGTCAATGTCCATATCAACGTCAAAGTTTCGCCGTTCTACCATCTCAGTGATCATATCAGTAAGTGCAGCAATTTGTAGTTGCTGCTCTTGTAATGTTTCCAATAAACTGGTTTCTGATCCTTCTGAACGAAATACAATATCAGTTTCAACATATAGATCTCCGCCACCCTGGGTGATAACACCATTAGTTACGCTAGAAGTGAACACTAGATCCGACGTGTCGATAAATATATCTCCCATGTCAAGTGTGCTAATAGTAAGTGTATCAGTGCTATCAGAAGTTTCCATAATCTCGCTCACCTTCCCAAGGGAATACAATCCAGGTTGGAGTTTCAGCTTTGTTGATTTCCATAGCAGTGTAATCAATATCGTGAAAATTGCTGGCTTGGTTATCTAGCAAACATGCAAAGCGTACACTCTGCCCCCAGATAGTACTCCAATTTGCATTGTCAGGAAGACATCCGCCTTGCCAGTCTTCCTTGATCCAGTTCATTGTTCTGCCACTGTCATTGATGTCGTCAAAAATTAGGATGTTCTTTTTACGAGCAGGATCGCTCGTTACGCCTGGCTCAGTACGCTTTTCTGCTGGCACATAGCCATATGCTTCTTCAGCCATCCAGCAGTTTGTTTCAGGACCGTTCAAACCATCTGTGTCACGGAATCGTACATCCAGCGTATGCATAGGGATACCAGTCATGTTGCTCATAATAACTGCTGGCACTAGCCCGCCGCGAGTAAGCCCAACAATATAGTCAGGGCGCCAATTGTCTGCATACATGAGATTATTGATTGCCATAATCATATGCTCGACGTCTTTCCAAGTGTAGTATACTTTTTTAACCATTTCTTTTCTCCAGGATCCAGGTTTTAGAACAATAATAGCAGGTTGCTACTGGGTTGTCAACTATTACTTTAATAGTAAAAATAGGGTGATCGGGGTTATCGCATATGCAAGTGATGGGTTCACTTACATATACTTTTTCTTTTTGTTTCATTAGATAGTCTTTGGCTACCCAATGTCGTGCTTGTTCTTCAGGTGTTAGATTATATCGTTTTCTACTGATCATTTCCAGTTCTCTCTACCAGCTACAATGTTATGTTCATATTTTTTTAATACGTTATCATAGTAGCTGTAATTCTTTGAATAGAATGCCATATATGGAACCATGTAATCAATTCCAAGTTCAACCATATACTCTGACATATCAAAACAAATCATTCCTTGTTGGGCAAGTATATTACAGTATTCTAGTTTTTGTTCTGTTGGCATACTGTATACTGACTCAGTACCATTACCAAATGGTGTTTCACTAATAATAATGCCTGTATCAGTCAAATGTTCTTTCCATACTCGCATGAGACCGTTAACTGACCCAATATTGGGGGCCGCATCGTCTACTATAACATCAAAATTTCCACAGAAATTTAATTCTTTTATTTTGTTGACAGATTCTTCCCCATATGCATCGTAGCCATATATAACTCTAGTGGATTTAGATTTAGTCTTAAACAGAAGTTCTGAATGGTGATATGATTTTATTCTTTTTTCTAAATTCGAAGTCATTATTTGATTGTTGGTATCAAAATATTCTTTCACTTTATCAGGATGAAAATATTCTATACCATAAATTCTTGCATTTGAAAACTTTTCCCAATTTAAATGACTACCGCCGCCGCCAACTCCCAATTCTAAAATTGCCGGAATTATTTCTTTTAAAGTTCTATTGTTATTTAGACATCTGTCTACCGCATCAATTATAAACGGTGCAAATCCACGAGATACTCTTCTTCTATTAGAAGACCCAGTGTATATTTCATGTCTATATGATTCTTTATCAAAGTGTACATTATTATTCATGATATTTTATGTTGGCTACCCCCGATACAATTTGAGATCTGTATTTTTCAATGGTGTTCGTTGCCACATCCCAATTAGGCATCCATAGCCCAAAAAAATGTGCATCATAATCTTTTTCATAACCTGGCGGAATTAATTTGTCACATTCCAAATCAAACACTACTAGCCCATCTTTTGCAAGTTCATCATAATTTGCAATGTGTTCTTCTCGAGTCCTATTCCACCAAGATTCTACACCCATACCATCTGGGACTTCTGTAATAAACGCCCCATGGTCTGCTACGCTGTTTTTCCATACGTCTAGACTGTGACGCATACGTGGCCAGTCAGTTGCAGCATCATCATTAATTAAATCATAATGTGTTTTATTTGATAGCTTGGAAAGTTTTTCTGGCGCAGTGTGATCATACGCACTCTCCCCAAATAATACTTCGATATTTGGAAATTCTTCCATTATCTTCACGGCATTATTGTAGCTTTCAATTTCTCTGCTGTAGGTAGCTATATCAGTCATGCTAGGATGAAAACGTTCAATGCCGTATATTGCCACATCAGTGCTTGCTTCTGCATATCTTTTGTGACTTCCAGCGCCTGCCACTCCAAGTTCAACATAACTTGAAATTAGAGAGACACGCTGAATATCGTCAATCAATGAACAAATAAACGGCATAAACCCGCGAGCCGCGCTGCGTTGAATTTTTACTTCGTTAATGTGCAAGTCGTAAAGTTTTTTAGTGTCTATCATCGTGGAGCAAATGCCTGCTGTAGTTTAATGTTGTCCATAAACTCTTGCTTAACGTGTGAATTGTCTTTGAAGCTACCGCGTAAAACTGTAGTTTGTGTTAGTGAACTGTGCGCCATAATGCCACGATTTTCACAACAGCCGTGCGTTGCTTGAATGTAAACACCCACATCATTAGATCCAGTTGCTTTCATAATTTCACGTGCAATGTCCATTGCAAGTTCTTCTTGCAGCGTACCGCGTCTTGCACACCATTGTGCAATACGTGTATACTTAGATAGACCAATGAGTTTATCTGCTGCAATGATCCCAATATACGCAACACCTTTAACAGGTTGATGATGATGTGAGCATACACTTGTTAGTTCACTGCGAACTACTAGCATACCCTCATATTTTTCGTTTGTAACGTTATCTGGTTCGTTTGGAAATGCCGTAGCTGGTGGTGCAGGATCATATCGGCCTGCCATCAATTCGTTAATATACATTTTCGCCAAACGGCGTCCTGTATCCATGCTGTTGGGATCAGTGTGTCTATCAATCACAAGCCCATCAAGAACTGCTTCAAACTTTTCAGTAAGTTCATCAATAAGTTTTTCATGCTCTTCTGGCATAATAAAGTTAGCGATGTTGTCGCCTGCCCAATAACGGACACCTGCATCTTCTAGACGCTTTTTAATAATTTCGGAAGTTTTTCTCATGCACTAAGTTCCTTTTCTTTTTCATGATGCTTATACCAATTATATGCTGTTGCAATAATACTGTCAAGTTTTAATTCTGGTTGCCAATCTAGTCTATTATTTGCTGCGTTAATATCAGCACATAGTATGGCAGGGTCTCCTGCACGTCTTGGTCCTATTTCATACAAAGTATTTAGGCCTGTGATTTTATTTACTTGATCTATGATCTCAAAAACGCTATTCCCTGTTCCTGACCCTAGATTAATAATTTCACACACTGTATGGCTCTCTAGTCTACGAACACTTTTTACAATAGCACGTGCAATGTCTTTTACGTGTACGTAATCTCTAATACAAGTACCATCTGGTGTTTCGTAATCATCGCCGTAAACCTGTACCGGACGGTCTGCAATAGCACTTTCCATAATACGTGCAATAAGGTGAGTTGCTGCTTTTTCTTGTCCAAAATCGCCGTCAGGATCTGCGCCTGCTACATTAAAGAATCGAAGACTAATACTGCTTATACCGTATGCTTTGAAAACGTCTGCCAACATTAGTTCAGTAATACGTTTGCTTTGGCCGTATGGGTTACAAGGATGCACGTCATCCGTTTCTTTACAGATCCCTGATGCATTTCCATATGTTGCTGCACTACTAGCAAAGACAAATTTCTTTACTCCGTGTGCTTTGCACATTTCCAATAGTTTAATGGTTGAGTTTACATTATTGGAATAATAAGGAAGTGGATCTACAACACTGGGCCCTACTAGACTCGTTGCTCCAATATGAACAACTGTGTCTACATCAGTCATAGCTGAATCCACTAGATCACTATCATAACTAGTGGTCAATTCAATATCAACATACGGGTGCTTTACTTTATTGCGATCAACCGCAACAACTGTATAACCGCTTTGCTTTAATTCTTTACAGGTTTGGGAGCCAATGTAACCACTGGCTCCTGTTACTAATACTTTCAATATTTCTTCTCCGATACATAGTCGCGATATCTATTACCGTCTCTACGCCACTGCTCGCCATTTCCTTGCATGATGTCAATATAACGATCAATTGTCGCACTGGTCCAATCTGAAATTTTACCAATATCAGCGTGTTGTTTTTCGAGTAGTGCAGATAATTTCTGCATTGCATCTGTTTTACTCCACGGGACGTACATACGAGTATAATCGTTATTGAAGATTTCTGGGAAGCTACGATAGGCAGGAAATAGTACATTGCATCCTAGAGCGTCAGCTTCACTCACAGTGTTACTTGTCCAGTCCTGCAAAGCACAATTAAACATTACTCTACTGTCATTGACAATGTCATAATATTCGTTTTTCTTGAGATTTTCGTAGATACGTAGTTGCCCGCGTTCTTCCATTTTACGAGCACGATCAATATACTTTTGATTGTTGCTGCGCAGTGGGCCGCCCTGTAGAATAGCAAACTCTACGTCAGGTGTACCAGGAGTACCATACCATTCTTCAATCATATCCATGTAGAAGTCTGGCTGTTTTTCTTGGTCAAAACGAGCTGCAAATACAACACGATTGGCACGTTCATTGAAAGGCTTGATTGCTCCTGCACGTTCACGAACTTCGCCTTTATCAAAAGCAAGGCCGCTAATATTGTAAATTGGAGCTCGCCAGTTTGCAATCTTCATATGCGCAACCATTTCTTCATTACTTGCTAGTACGCCAGTAACAAACTCGTTGCACATTTCTTCATACAAACTCATCCACTTGCTCATGCCCCAGACATGCACAAAGTCGTCTGGATCAATCGCTTGTGCAAGACAACGGATCCAAACTTGAGGACGCTGCTCTGCTGGAATCTGATCCATAATGTATGGAAGTGATTCAATACCGGGCTGAAACATATCTTCAAAGAAGACTGCATCTTCACTGGTAACTTCGCCGTTGCGCATCATTTGCACAAGGTTCATCATTTGTGACATTGCGAAATAAGAACGGCCATGTGCATCAAGCACTTGGCCTACACTAATCGCTTTTGTATTGTCAATTGTAATACCTGGAACATCTACCCAGTCGATATCTCGACGTGCAAAAGCACGTCGAGACCACTCTGTTAATTGCAGTGTATACCGACCTTCATATGGTTCCAAGCCCATATAAAAGAGTTTACGCATTATTTTTATTTCTGTGCTGATTGTAGGGCACCTACGTGAATTTTCAATTTCTTAGCTGAACGATCACGTTGGATTTTAACACTTACGTCAAATGTTACTGCATTATCTTTTACATTTGAAAAGATACTGTACTCTTGCAACTTGTGGCAACGCTTGAGATCAAACAAATATGCTTCAAACAGTCCACGTACACGGGTAGTGTCTTTACCGTTGTACATATATCCATCAAATGGCTCAATGATTTTCAGGAGATCGTATTTGATATCCTGTAGTGAAAATGATCCGCCAATGTGGTAGGCCTCAGTTGCATTTGCAGTTTTTGCAGTTTTTGCAGTTTCAGTAGTCATGTTTTATTTTCCTAATCTGTTAGGGGTTGATATTAAAGTGTGTATTCGTGGTAAAAGGAAAGTTCAGCACCGTTTTCGTTATCTTCGGATACTGAGATTGTAAAGTTGCGACCTGGATAGCGTTGATCGATTTCTTTTGCTAGATCTTCTGCCATCATTTCGCAGCTTTTGTAGTCCAACTCCAAGGTACCCTCAGAGTATAGACGCTCCATCCAGCGTTTAAACTGAATGAACTCGATATCACGATCGTTATGAGTAACTTCAATAGCTACACGAAAGTGAAAAATATGTCGGTGGGGGACGCCTAGAAAACTAACGTCGTCCCAGCCACCTGTCGCCAAATTTGGGTCTGTAGCGGCTGCGGGGTAACAGTGGATGCCTTCCTTAGCAAAGGTAACCCAAATTTGTCGCTTACTTACACGAACAGTCATGTTTTAACCTTTTTATTCGCCAGCAGCTTTGCGGGCAAGTTTAAGAATTTCCCATAGTTTCCAGTCAATTTTTTCTGCAAAGTCTAGCATTTTATCAATGTCTTCGCGAGTCAGTGCTGAACCAGCTGATGTATTGGTAGTTACATCTTTTGCTTCTTCATCAATTAAACGGATTTTTTTAGTAGTCATTAAACATCTCCTTGTTTATGTGTATCAATATACTGCATCATTAATATGATGTCAAGCATTATGTTAGTGTGTTAAGTTCTTTTTCAGTTTGCGTGATCTCTTCTTTAAGTTGAAGTTTTTCACGCTTGAGCGTGGCGATTTCAAAATCGTCCGCCATGTTAGTTCTATAAAGTTCATTAATATGCATATCTAGGCTGCGGTGCTTACGCTCTAGCGCAGTTAGATGACGGTGTAGGCTTGCTTTTGTAGCCATGTGTTTCTCCTTATAGCTATTCCATATTTTCAAAGAATTCTTCTGCTTCTTCAGCATCTTCTTCGTTGTAGTCACAGTCGTTGTCGTTTTGTACAACGTCAAATAGCCCAGCAAAAGAACTAGATTTTACACTCTTTGTTCCATTGAAGTCTGATAGTAGTGATTGTACTGGTTCACTGTCAAGTAGTGACATTGGTGTTTCACTCTTAAACAGTTCATCAATAAAGTTAACCATGTAAATGATCTTTGATGGGACCCATGGACTTAGTGAAAGATTTGCTTTCTTGTTTGCTTTAAAGTGGGCCCATTCTGATACGTCTGTTCCACTGTTTAGCATAACTGCCGCATCAGTCACTGTGTTAGCACGTTGTACACTCTCAATGTGCTGATACACGTTGTGTGCCATTAGTAGGAAATAAGTGAAGCTATCCCAACTAGTTTTGCCTTCTTTGCCAATCTTATTAAGCATTCCTGGTGCATAATGACACACATCACCCATGGCCATACGCTCTCCAATAGGACTGCCCCATGGGAAGGGGATATCACTTCCTGCAAACATTTTGTTATCAATGGCGCTGTCCATGACATAACCAAAGCGATCATGCCTATGCACGTGCTGTGTATAAAGTTGACCCTTTGCGGTTGCAATAAACGGACTTGCACAATCAAACATTACTTCAACATCTTCGTTGACATACTGTTTTAGATTACGCTTAATAGCAGTCAATGCAACAGCCCAATCAAGTTTGCTTGTTCCTAGGAAGTGCAGTAAATCACGCTCACCTTTTTCAAGTAGCTTTTGATCACGCATTTGAATGATGTGTCTCAGTGTAATAAGCATGTTGTACTTGGTAGCACCGCCAAACGCCCAACCATCAAGTGGTAGATGCTTTACTGCATCAAACCATGTCTGTGCTTCCTCAGGTGTTCTACCCTGAAGAACGTTCATATATTTTGTTTTCCCTAACCTATTACGTGCAAACCAATCCGCATTGAACAGTGTATAATCAAGACATTGATTAAAGTCTTGAATACCTGTCTTTGCTTTGTATGGTTCACTAGCGGCCATGGTGGGAATATCTAGAATCATGCTGTAATCAGCAGTATGCTCTAGCCAGTTAAGGATTGTTTGGCGAAGACTATCATCCGTTTTAAAGTTGCCCCAGTCACATTTAATAACGCCTTTGATAATCTGGAAGCCGCCAGAGTCACCCAGGATAAATGTATTCTTCCTGTCTCTCTTTTGTACCATGTGATCATCAACGTCTGCTTTATTCAAATTCAACTGCGCATGGCCTGCAGAATACAAGCCCCACTTATATGAATAATATGCGTTCTCTTTCTTAAGAAAGTCACACCCGTCTACGCCAAACTCGAATCCGTTTGGCACACGATCGTCTGCAACAAAAGTATTGCCATCTGATCTATATTTTGAAAGTGCTCTACTATAGAATGTACTAATACTTGGTAAGAATACGCTATAGTCTTTGTTTGTTGCGGTTAGATCTTTAACTTGTGCCATTATTATCCTTACACTGTCATAGCTGGAAGAATGTAGTCATACTTTGCGATGCCGCTGTCTACGCTAATCTGTAGTGCGCCGCGCTTACTAATTTGCATGATACAAGATCCGCTCATACCAAGTTTTAGAATTGCAAGCACTTTAGCAAGTGGCCATGCATATCCTTCAGTTAGCTCACCATCAACATTGGTTGCAAATGTACGCTTACCAGTAAAGCTACCATCAGCAGCACCAACAGTTACGATGAGATCACCGTTGTCTGTTTTTACTGTAAAGTTAGGCTCAATGCCACCGTAAATGCCAGCAACTTGGGTTAGTTCGCTAACTTTTTGCTTTGTGGGTTCAAATGTAATATCCCACTCTACGCCTTTAAACTTTACAGTTTGCAAGGCTTGATTAATGAGCTCTTTGCCCATGAAACGATATTGGTCAGTGTTACTTGCACCATCTTTAAACAGCAGATGGTCTGGCTCAGTAACGCCATTACGCTCTCTGGTAACAACTTCTACTGTTGCATCATCTCCCTGATAGTTGGGAAGACCAGTAATACCTGCCAAGAACCCTAGGTTACCCAAGCCAAACTCACCAGTGAACTCTTGTACTGGGGCGTGTACTGCTGCTTTTAGGATAACTGTACGGTCTGCGTCCATGGCATCTAGAGTTGTTTCGTTCTCTGTGCCTGTTACTTTTACTGCTTGAATGAAGCCTAGTGCGGCTGTATGTTTTACAATATCTTGAACTACGTCACGTGTTGTCATTATAGACTCCTTATAATGATTTCAGTATACATGGTTTACTGTGTGTTGTCAATGAGTTTTTTATTAATTTCGATAACTTTTTGCAGTATTTCGCTGCCAGTATATTCCACGAACGCTTCTGTATCCTTGGGGAAACAATGTCCACCGTAGCCCAGCTTACCCTCATCATTCATTGCCATGTGGCTGGGTCCAATGTTTGGAAATTTTGCAAGTATGCTGATAAGTTCGTCGTGTTGATAGCTGTCGCCAACTAGTTTATAGATCTCATGGAAGTATGCTACTTTCATAGCAAGCCAGGTATTGTGCATATACTTCACCATGCTGGCAGTTGTGCGATCTGTTCTGATGAATTCAACACCCTGCATAAAACTAAACACACGTTGCCAGTAAGCGCCGTCTGCTCCCCCAAGTATAAACACACGTTGATTAGCAAAGTCTTCAGCGGCAGTTTTAGCACGTAGGAATTCTGGATTATATGTTACATTAGCTGGCAACTTCTCAAGTTGATCTGGGGGAACAGTACTTTTAAGTAGGATTTTGATGTCAGGATTAGCTGCAATCAGCTGTGTTACTACGTCTACTATGACGCTGTCATCACATACTCCGTTTACTGTTGGTGTTGGGACCGCAACAATCGCAGCTTGCGCATCTGCATGATCTGCAATTTGCTCATCACTGTGCGCTGGATCAATAATGATGTGCTGTTTTATGTGTGGCAAAATGTAGTCACCAGTGGCCTTGCCTACAAACCCATACCCAACTGAAAGTAACTTTAGTTCACTGCGTATTGCTGCACCTTCTTGCTGCCGTTCTTCGTCACGTACTTCATCACGCAAACGTTTTAATTCACTCGCATAGTGATTTACTTGAAACTTGCTGCCAGAGTCGCCGCTCTTTACATATTGTTCCATTGCAAGGTCTAAATTGTTTTCAATGTTACGAATAATACTACTATATTGTTGACGTTTGGTTAGAGTTGTCATCTATGTTTCCGTGTTCTCATATCTGTTGCGTTCATGCAACGTGGTTGTTGGCATATTAATGGTTCAGTAGGCCACTGTATATTGTCAATATCGTCCATGTGACCAAATGTCGTTCTTCCTTGTGGGCACCAGCTGCCTGCTTGAATGCCCTGCTCATTATTAATGTATATCTTGTCAATACCAATATAACAATGCATACCTGTTAAGTCATTCTGATAACGATTTATAAGTTTATTGCAGTTTAAGCTCTGACGTTCACCGGTATCCCAGACAACATCATGATCCACTTCTACTACTGCTGGCTTTGGCATAGCCTTGTGCCAGCTTTTATTGTAATTGTTGAATACACTATATGTGCTGAATACTTCCAATTGTTCAGGCGTATAGGGATAAACGTCTGCACCAAAATCTATTCGTAGTTGCTTTAGCGTTACACTATATCCTGTGTTTATGCTGGCTAATCTACTGGCTAGTTCAATACATTCGTCCCAGCGGTCAGGCAGCATTGGCACAACTACGTTTAGTTCATTGATACCAGGCTCATAGAACTCACGGCATAATGCCACCAGGTGATCAGCGTCAGCATATTCAACATGTGCTGTTAGGTTAACAGTGTTAATAAGATGTTTGTATTGCCGCCACCAGCGTATTGTGCGACTGCCATTAGTAATGATGTTTACAAGGTTGCGTGGATTTACTTGTTTGATGTGTTTTACGATTGTACTGAATCGTGGATGTAAAGTGGGCTCACCCCCGCTTATAACATACTGACACGGGCGCTGATAATGTTCTGTTAGTTTATCGATAAGTGCAACTGTTTTATCATAACTTGGGTAGGGGTGTCTTCCATCATGTAAATTTGGCGGGCAATAACTACATGCCTGATTGCAGGTTGATCCTAGTGTCCAGTCTACTACTATAGTATCCTGAAGTGGTATGATCTCCTGCACACGCTTCATTTAAACTGTTCCGCAAACGGGTCAAATTCACTGCCGCATTTCATGCTGCATACCCCAAGTTTTCCATCTGCAATTGATGCTTTGTTCCAACTGCTTTCGATACTCTCCATGATGCCGCTTTCCATTGCTCCTTGCAATCCAAACAACTTTGCATTAATATTGTCTTTGCCGCCGGCGGCATCTATAAAGTCCCAGATCTGTTCAATCTTAGGATCACTGTGCCACCATTTGTACATACGTCCTGCTGTCCAACAACACGGCATCACTACCCCTTCAGCAGTAACATAGATATTCTTTTCCTCTGCTACCTTACATTTGATGTATGCTTTATCATAATAGTCACGCATACTGCCGTACGTTTTTTCGATCTCTTTTTGCTTTAGTAAGGCAAGGTTTTGGTGCTCTGCTTTTTTCGGCTTAGCGAGCGTAGTAGTCTCTTTACCTTTACGGTTCTGTGCTTGGTGGGTATCTTTTGCTTTACTTTCAGTGGTAATAAATCGCCCAGTTTTCTTACGGATAAATTTTTCAACACCCCATTCCTTCGCTAGTTCTTCTGCGCGGTCTACATCAACCTCGCTGTGTTCAAATATCAAGTAATCCCAGCGGGCTCTGCCGCCAGCATCAATAAACGCTCTCATATTGCGTTCAACAATATCCCAGTGTACACCCTGTCTGTATAAGTGGTTTGTATTCTCAAGTCCATCTACGCTAAAAATGACTGCGCCTTTACGCCCAATAACACCTGCAAGTTCACGCCACCAGTCAGCACTACGTGCGCCTGCGTTAGTGTTCATACTAAGCCACATATTGGGATTGTGTTCCCTGAAATAACGGAACACTTCCAACGTATCTAATGCGCTGATTGGATCTCCCAAGTTACCGCACATATACATTGTGTTAAGTTGTTTTATAAAATCTGTTTCGAATATTGTTTTACAATCTTCTAAACTAAGTTCTGCCAAGTTATTACGAATGTGTTGGTTAATCGCTCCGCCGTTTTCATTGCGGTCACACATTGGGCAACTAGCATTACATTTTTGTGTAATCTCTAAGTGTACTACACGTATGTCATTATATTTATACACTGTCTATACTCCAGTCGTCTGGCAATTGTAGATAATCAACAAGCAGGTTTTCGTTTTTTTGTTTATAATTGATAAACTTATTATACAATGTTTCCTCTGTGTTCTTATCACTAACTGACACACAAAATTCTATTATGTCTTTAATAGTTTTTTTATTAATATCTAAAAACAATTCTTTATATGTTACTGCCAAGACTTGAATCCCGTGTCTCTTTAATTGTTTTAAAAAAAAGTTATAATGTCGATTTATTCTTCTGAAGTCTTTATACCACCATGCGTTTTTTGGTTGCGTATACCTCATTCTCTTTTCAAATATCTCAAAGTTAGGAGAAATATTTACTTTTGCATCCATTAATAGTTTTGTTAACCAAATGTATTCTGCAGACAGTATCATTATAAACTTCGTGTGTTTATATGTACGCAATATTTCTCGATATCTACTTAATGAAAATTTTTCTTCACCGAACTTATCACCTGTTTCTACTTTAAAAAATAGATTCAAATGTCGTTCAACGACAAATTTGGGATTTCTATTGAAATACTCATTTCTATCATTGCCCGTTGTCTTTCCCTCATTAAGGTATTTTAGACCAAAAACATGTTCTATTATCATTGTTGCCAAGAAATTGCCGCCAGCGCCGCCGTTAAACAAAACGATGGTATTGGCAGGTGGAAGAGGTTCCTTGTACTCTATCATCCCCAAACCCATCCAATGATAAATTTGTCAACGATGAATGTCAACTCTGCGCCAATAAACACTGCCCAGTAATAATGCCCTAGCCAATTCCACAGTTGCTTGATAACAAACCATGCAGCAATAACACGCAATGTATACCAGAACTCTCCTACTAGGAAAGTATATAAATCTGGCAGGGCTTCGTCATGCCACATCCAGCCAAGTATAATGTTATCATAGTAATAGCTGATTTGCGCTGCTATAACCACGGCAACATAATATGTTACATAGCGATTAATAAATTTGATTAAGTTTGCAGTTATCGCTAAACGATATGCAACGTATGTTATGTTTTGTATTAGTAATTCAATCAATTATCAAGTACCAGTTTAACTTCGGCGCCTGGGCCAACTTCGCTAGGGAAGCCTCCCCATTCACTAATATAATGTGTAACAACCGCTTTGTACCAAAGTAAACTATTGTGACGAGCGACACTATTAAATTTGTAGATACTGTTGTTGTCAGCTTCCATTGTGGTCAATGCACGTGCTGCTTCTTTTTGTAGTTGGCGTGTATCCATGTCGTCTAGCATCTTCTCTAAGTCAGCTAGCGTCAGTTCCACATATTCATCATCAGTAGTCATCTACAGTTATTCCTTTTAATTTTGCAAACATTGCAGTACCTTCGTCTTTAAAAATATATTTCATATACCTGCTACCATCTGGACGCATATAGCTACAATCAAACCAGTAGTCAATGCCATATTTTAATCCAGCGGCACACAAGTTATCCCCAATGTAATGACAACATATTACCAAGTTAAATTGGCCAATGTCTGATCCCATATTATATCTAGCGCCCTGTGCTAGTGCTATAATATCAGCCATCCTATAATCAATATAAACTCGTGTTGTCATCATTTAACTCCAATTAGCATAAACCTATTGTACATTTCAGTGTCAAGTTCTCCAGCATATAGCACTTTGGACATTTTATATCTATCAATTACTTGTTGCAAATCCATAGCACAGTTAACGTGTTGCGGATTGTCAAAGTAGTCATTAGTATGTAGAACTACTACTGTGCCGTCAGGTATTTTATAGAACCAACTATTGTCCATGTGTTCACAACTTGTGTTAATAACAATATCAACTGGGCCAACTTCTTTGTGACCAAAACTTAGTTTAACTTTTTCCATATCGATCTGATACTGCTTGACCTTCTCATAATTTTTTTCCATGTATGATTTGTAATCTGAATCATACTTGTCACGATCAATCATATACAATGTACCAGCGGCCGGCCAGAATAGTTTTGATACATCTGCTGTAACGGATTTGAACTTACTGCCTGACAGATATTCCTTGTACATTCTGTCAGCAGGTTCTCGTACACTGCCATCAATATCAATTGAATACATGCGCTCAATATCAAAGTTTTCAAAAAGCATATGTGCGAGGAAATTGTACCATGCTCCGTATACTGCTACGTTGCCTAGCTGTCTACCTGATACTACCTTTGATAATTCCTCAATCAACCACTTTTTGCTTTTAACTTGCCCACGACTAAAAAAGTCATTCATGTCAGGGGCTGCGGCCTCACTTTCAAAATAAGTCATCAAGTTGTATAGGCGTGCTGTATACTTGTCACCGATAAACATACTGATCAGACCAATAAGCAATCGTTCTTTTACATCATACTCTGGCATGTCTTTGTGTATGATTGTGTTATAGAAGCTCTTTAGCGTTCTTTCACCGCTCCATAGTTCACCCGTTGGTACTTTTTCATGAATACGCAGTAACAAGTCACGACGACGATATGCATTGTCGTGATACAGTGATTTATATAGCAACTCGTAGTCAGCCTCGTATTCAGTGCCTGCATAATATTCATGCAAGCCTTTCATCCAGGCGTGGCGATGTACAAAATCAGACTGTAGCATCGTATTGTTCCTTTAACCAATCCCAATCGTTAATCTTACGCAGGGCATTTTTATTATCTTTATAGTGTTCACCAAATTCACGACCCTGTTGTGCGCCTAGTAGTGCATACTCGCCAAATCGTCTGTTCTCGCCACGTGTACACCAGACTTCCAAACGATATGCGTCATCCACCTGTTTATTGTTATCAATAATATTGCTGGCTAGCTTTGTACACTCGCGGAAAGCACTGCGCCATGCATTAAATGGATCAGTGTTAAATTGTGTAATATTACTTATCTCAAACTTAGGCACAAACTTTGCACCAATACTAGTGGTCATGTCTACCTTAAATTCTTTACAGTCCAACAAGTTCTTTTTGGGGAACAACTTAACAGCGCCATATCCATATATAAGGTCATTAATAGGGTTATGGCTGCGGTATGTGAAAACACATTCCGTTTCTGGTACCCCTGGATAGGCTTCACGGCGGTCGTCTGGCTCAAACTTAAACGAAAAATTTTCACTGATAACTGCGTCAGCATCGCACACATAAAAGTAGCGAGTGCGACTAGCCTCCGCTGCCGCTTTGTGTGCTTCTAGCAGCCCTTTTACATTGTCAATGCGTTGGGCGTGTGGGGCTTTCTCAAGTAGAATAGCAAAGTTATCGTCAGCCTCTGGCTCGCCGTATGTCAGCATGAATACGTCTAGCATAAAAATCCTCTCAATTTTGGGAAATAAATAATATATAATAATATTTATCGCTAGTATACAGGTACTTAATGAATTTGTCAAACGTTTCAGATCGCAATCTCTATAATCTTGAAAGATTTTGGGATTGGATGAACACCACTAATAGAGCAGAGATAGTTTACTTTGAAATAGGCAGCAAACAATTATTGGGATTGTTTGATAAAGACTGTATTGATTATTACAACACAAGTGTAATGGGAGGGCTCAGTGAGATTATTGAGCATTATCGCAGTGTTGGTGAAGAAACTCGTAGATTTTTTATTGATCACAGTACTCAAAACGATTGGTATCAGTATGTCAGTGAAGATAATTATGTATGCTATCAATTGTTTAAAGTAGCATGGTTAATGCAAGACATCCGCCGCAATGGTCAGCAGTCACCGGCGCAACTACATAAAACTATTGAAAGCTACCATTGTCATCCTGGTAGCGACAAAAAATATGCCATGCTATTGCTTGATCCTATTGAAACAGTAAGGGTATTTTATGTATGGTATCCAGAAATAGATCCAGACCCCTGGCACAAGCATTATCCTCATCGTAGACTAGAAACGATGGAGGAGTTTGTGGACATTTTTCCAATGGCCGGTGATCCAAGTTTTGTATTTGAATATGGCGGTGTTGATTTTACTACAGAAGGATTTCGTTGCGACACTGACCACTTTGATGCGTTTGCAAGATTCTCGTCTGACTTACTACTAAAACAAGCACGTAGGGAACGCAGAAGTTTTGTTCCATTCAGCGTAAAGCATATAAGCTACCGCGACAGTATACATAGATTAAAAATGGAACACGAAAAGCATCTACTTGAAGAAATATATTTTGAGTCTGATGATGTGTTCTGGATGATTGACAAACGATTTACTAGAAAAGTTATACAAAACAAAGTACTATGGATACCTGATTCATACAATAATTTTCCAAAGAGTTTAATAGACACTGATTGGAAATATGATACAAATTTTTCAATGACGTTTGCTCTTGAATACAAGGATATTTAATATGAAAATTTTTATAGGATGGGATAGTAAACAACAGATAGCGAGCAAGGTGTGCGAATATAGTTTACGTGCTAACAGTAGCGGTGAACTTGACATTACACATTTAAAGCGAGACGACCTCGTTCTGTCAGGCGATTACTTCAGACGTGACGGTGATCCCAGTAGTACCGAATTTACGTATTGTAGATTTTTGGCACCATACTTGTGTGACTACAAGGGATGGAGTATGTTTGTAGACAGTGATTTTCTGTTTACTGCTGATATACATGAATTATTTAACCTTGTCAAGTTTCAACGTGGATATAAGAAGCGGGCTGCTTACTGCGTAAAACATCTAGAATATACTCCTAAGAAAGATACAAAATTCTATGGTGAACCACAGCTTACATTTCCTAAAAAGAACTGGAGTAGTTTAATTATTTTTAATAACGAACACCCAAGCACACGGCAACTTACTCCAATGAATGTAAGCAACAGAAGTCCGCAATGGTTGCATAGGTTCGAATGGTTAAAAGAGGATGCTGGTGAGCTTGGCACACTACCTATGAGCTGGAATTGGTTGGTTGGAGAATACAATTACTTGGACACTCCTCCCAATGGTATACACTTTACTAACGGCGGACCTTTCAATGAAGTCTATGGTCAAGATTATGAAGGATTATGGAACAGCTACATGAGAGACATGACGTCTAAAGTATGCTGATAACTTCTTTCATGTTCTGGTAATTGTAAAAAATTCCATTTGGTGAGTCACCAGATAAGTATACGTCCTTATTTGTTTTTAACAATTCATTAATCAAATTAATAAAAGATGCCTGCGCTTGATGATGCGGGGTATTTAAATAATTTGTTTCATATTGCCATATGTTGCTTACTTGTAGGAATACTGTTTGATCTGTACCTATTTCACTAACCACCTTATCCCACTCCTTGACTAAGTCAACAAGTAAGAATTTATGATCAAGTGAACGTATCCAGTTCCAATGATCTAACCATTCTTCTTCACTATTATAATGGTTCACAAATTTCTCTGCTAACTCTCTATCATAATTTGCAGCTTCAAACGCAACAAAGTTTTTCTTTAAATAGGGACTGTATTTTAAATAAAACTCATGGAAGTTTTTACCATCCCAGTTTTCTAATAAATTCTTTGTCCACCACATTCCAGCCTCACTGAAGTCTGTCCATATAACACGCTTCAATGTTTTTCTAGAATTAGTCATGTGTTTAAACTGATGCAACCCACTACACGGAGCAGTCATGACTTCAAAGTTGTGTTCTTCAAAATCAGGAATACTTTCAGTATTGGTTATAAACATAACGTATGCTCGCATAACCTTTAATCCATATAATTCCATTTTATCTTCTGGGATAATATTAGTGGAATAATTAGAAAGTATTTCTTCGTCTTGTTTGTCCCAGTCAAGATCTAAAAGCCAGTTTTCAGTATCTTCTACATCATCATCAGGGTAACAGCAATATTTGTGTTCTCTTACACTATAGGGCAAGTTATGTATCATTAAATTTTTTGATAACGCAATGGGAATAATCGTTTGAAGATCGCCATATTCTACGTTTAACTGTCCTCTAGCAAAGACGCCTGGCGCTGGTTTTAAAAACGTAGGAGTATAGTCATCGTGTATATGGTTGTCACTTTGTGTATACATGGGGAAATCATCGTCCCAATCCATTAACATATCAGGCTGCCCAGTAGCGTTCCACTCATGTAGGTTGATAACAATGCATTGTTGATGTAATCTAGGAGCGTCTTCTATTGGACGTCTTGTTAATATATGTCCCGCAGCTAGCCAGCCAGTTTTGCCCCACACTTCATCGTATACATTAAGTAGCTGTTCCTCAAACTCATCATTCAATGGCCATGATCCTTCAAACCAGATAACCGCCAGTTCAAAATTCATTTCATATGCATTACGCAATAGCAAATTTAATCTACTAATATGATCACCGGTGAAAATAAAATGATGACAACTGTTAGTTAAATTTATTGCTGATGCTTTGCGCAATTTTGCTACATAGTCTACTCTATCTGATATGTCCCCAATCAAAGAACCATTGAAGATCATGTGTGCAATACGATTGTATTGCCCCATTTTAATATAGGAGTTTTTGTACATTGTATTCCTGTTTAAAGTTTAAATATAGTATCACGTGATGCGTTAGCGATAATTTCACGTGTACGATCAGTTTTTAATCCTGTTATTTGGATAGTTGAACGTGGATGGTTGCTTGCGTTAGCAGTAGCATGTGGAACGTTTGCCCAATCAAAAATATGTGCTTCGCCAGCACGCCAGCCACTATAAACATAATTACCATACATGTAAAACTGCCCTGGTTGCCAGTCATCCAACATGATAGTAATACGTGCAACACGCTCTGGATCTTCGGGGCAACGATCCCATAATTTATCAATATGTAGATTAAACATTTGTCCAGTTAACTGAACGTGGGCACGTTTTTTAATACCCTCTCCTGTCAGGCCAAAGTAATCTGCCATAGCATATAAGGTAGGAAACTGTTCAAGATCATCACTCATATTTGTTAGCATTAATGCTTTAGGGTCGCCGCCTCCTTGAGCAATATCATATTCTTCCTGTGCAAGCATTGGAGATTTATCATCCCTGTCACCATAAAATTTTCTAGTCTCCCAATTTATAGGCATACACGCTTTTACTAGTGCATCACGTTCTGCACTCCAATTGCCTTCAAAACGCCCTAGAATATCAAACCAGTCACCTAGTTCATCATTGACATTGTTGTCAAAATGATATTCACTGTGTGCGACTGTCCAATCCCAATTGCTTTTATAGTTTACAGGATCTTGCAATTCCTTTCCCCAATTTGTATTATGTTTCATTTTATAAATCCTCTAATTTTATTATTGTATCTTTATTCATTTGACTTAGTAGCAGTCTGGTTCGGTCAGTAGCTAACCCCGTTATTTGTAAATTTGGTCTCATTATATTGCTGGCATTTGCAGTAGCGTGTGGCACATTGGCCCAGTCAAAAATATGTACATCTCCAGCTTTCCAATTTTTATAAACATAATTACCATACATAAAAAATTGTCCTGGGTGCCAATTATCAAGCATGACGGTTATTCTCACAATTTTACTAGGATCCTCGGGATATATTTCCCATAAATTATCAACATGTAAGTTATACATCTGACCATTGGTCTGCATTATAGTTCTATATCCTGCATTTGCCTCTTTTCCCTTAGGGATGACTATATCAAAATATCGTGCAACTTTGTTTATTAACGGGAACATCTCATGGCCATAACCGTGAAACATTGCTAGTGATACATAACTTTTAGAATAGTCGTCTTTACTTCCTGATTTTTTAGTTAGATGAAGATCGACTATCTGTTCATATGTTTCTTTGTAATAGTCTGGGTCATCTTCATAAGATCCTATTGATGAGGACAGTCTTTCTACTTCAGCAGAAAAATCAAGATCAAATCTACCAAGCAAATCAAACCATTCACCAGGTTGATCTTGTATATTTTCGTCAAAGTGGTACTCACTATTAATAGCACCACAATACCAGTTGCCTGTTTTACATGTATTGTCTGGCAGTAATTCTTTTTTCCAATTGGTATTATGCTTCATTTAATATACTCCGTGTTTTTTCTGTCATCAATCCAGTCAGTTGTAACATTGGGCGTGGCGCATTGCTGGCGTTAGCAGTAGCATGTGGAGTATCACCCCATCTAAACACATGGGCGTCACCCGCCTTCCAGTCTTGATAATTATAGTTTCCGTAAATTATAAACTGCCCAGGAACCCAATCTTCTAGCATAACATGTATTCTTACTAATCTACTGTGATCTATATCTAAATTATACAGCCCCTCGTCTATGTGCATTACATACATGTTACCTGGAATTTGATAGTGTATTTTAACTCCGTACTTTCCAGTCAGTCCTGGTATATTTTCAGGATTATCGAAAAACTCTAAACCAAAGCTATGGACTAATTCGTAAAGTTTCGGGAACATATCAGGGCGTTCATAAAAATTAACGCATGTCAGAGTTTTTTCAGCGTCTGTACCTTTGTTAACGTGTCTTGTTGTCTGGTTAATAAAATCTATATGTTCAAATTCAGGAGTGATTTCTTTTGGCTTTAAGTTTGGATTTTTTGATGTTATATATTTAGAATGAAGATAATTTAATTCTATATCGTAATGATTGTAAAAATTGCCAATAGTTTTAAACCATGGCCCATCCGCAGTATCTTTTATATTGTTATTAAAATGGTATGCACTGTGTTTATACGGTACCTGCCAAAAATTATTTTCTCCGTCCATGCAATTATTTATTAAATGAAAATGGCGGCTTGCGCCGCCATCTTGTTATGTAAAGTCTATACCACGGTCTTTTCGTCTAAAGCTATTGATAAACAACAACACTGATATTACAAGTGCGCCAATAAAAATTGGATGTTCAGTGATGCTAAACAGTCTACTCCATTCAAAGTTTTCCCAACGTTTAGCGAATGTTTCACCCCAAGGCTGGTAACGATAAACACGCAATGTCTGGAATAAGTAATCGTCAAACTTATCTGCTACAACAAACGCAACAAGAACTGCTGGACGACTAATACTACCAAACTTTAGGAAAATACCTAGTATACTAAAGATAGCAAGTAATGTTAAATCTTCCCAACTGTTTGAGTATTGTAGGTTAGCATATATGATTACAAGTACAATAAACGATGCATAAATCCAGTAGGGTACTTCCAGAATTTTAATAATCCATTTGTATAGTACAATACTTAACAGTGCAACGCCAATTGTTCCAAAAATATAACCAAACGCCATACTCCAGACAAACTCACGATCGTTTAGTAGTTGTACAGTGCCAATCTCCATACCAAAATACATTGCAATAGCCATAACCATTGCTGCAAATGGTGCTGCTGGAATACCAAACAGCATAGCTGGAATCATACTACTTACTTTTTGTGCATTGTTTGCACCTTCACAGCCCAGCAATCCAATAGGGTTGCCTTCGCCAAATGGAACCTCTTGTGGCTCTTTGTGTGCTGCTTTAGTTGCGCCGTAAGCAAGGAAGTCTCCTACTGCACCACCTACGCCTGGAATAAGTCCTGTAATGAATCCAATAAATCCACCACGTAACATATCCCGCCAATGTTTTCTTACATCACGGAAGCCCCATTTAAGTTGATTCCAATAATCATCACTGGCTTTAGGAGGAACAGCTTTCGATCCTGCTTTTAATCCCCACAGTAGTTCAGGGATACCAAATAGTCCTGACAATAGTGCAATCATAAAGTGTGAACTTTCGCCTACACCAGCCAAGTATTCCCACCCAAAAGTAAATCTTGGGTTACCAACTTGGTCTTGCCCTATTAGACCAATGAACAAGCCAAGAGCAATAGCAAATAAGCTAGTCCAGGGATTTTTACTTGCGACAAATCCAACACTTGCAAGTGCTAGTGTCATGAAGCCCAGTAACTCTGGACGTCCAAACTGTGTAACAATAATGCCGTAATATGGCAATAGTGTAAATGCTAAAAATGCATATAGCACACCGTTAACTGTGCTGTCTGCAATAGCAATGCCCATGGCACGACCAGCTTGGCCTTTCTTTGCCATTGGATAACCGTCAATAACACATGCAGCGGTTGTGCTTGCGCCAGGAATACCTGTAAGAATACTGGTATAACTGTCAGCACTGGCACAACTTGCAATGATAGCTGTTAAAAAGACCAACCCCAAATAGGGGTCGGCCAAGAAATATGTACCCATGCTAAAGACAGTTATCAGGGCAGTAGTAACACCCGCAATTGGAATGATACCAACTAGCATACCATAAAGTGTGCCAAGTATTGCCCAGATAACGTATTCCATTAGCTGGTCCTTATTCTACAAGTTGTGGCTTGTAAACACTTGGGAAGCCGTATGCTTCTTGGTTCCAGCGAACCGCAGCTTTTAGTGCATCCTCTGTGATTAGACCTTTCAAGAACTCTAGCATTGCTGGGCCGTCTTCACCTACGATCCAAGGATAGTCACCTGCAAGTGCTTTGATCTCTGCCATTGACTCTTCGTCTGCGAGCATTGCTTTTAGTGCTTCACGTAGCTTTTCAGTGTTTGGATTATCACCACGTACCCAGAGTGATTTCTGGATAACGTCACGCCAGTTGCGTGTTAGTTTGTAAGCATCATAAAGTTCACCGGTTGGGTATTCACCCCATAGCTCTTTGTACTTTTCTTCAAACTGTGTACCAGGATAGTTTGGATCTTCAACTTGTTTGCCAGTTTCTAGATCTAGGATACCGTGTGTTAGCCATAGAACGTTGCCTTCGATATCTTTGTAGAACTTGTTCCATGCTGCTGGTGATTCACGTGCAACATCAAATTCACGGTTCATGAAACCTAGACGCTTCTCGCCGCCTGATACGCCGCTGATCCATACAGCACGTTCACGCCAGCAAGCTAGGTATGCATCAACTGAACCGCCGTCTGCTTGTGGACCGCAAAGCATCATTGCCATCGCAGCACCATCTGGCTCAAAGCCTGAGCCGCCAGCAATACGCCATACGCCTGACTTTTCATCTGCGCCTTCGTGCTTGCCTAGTACGATATCGTTGTTGTTTGAACCGATTAGGTCGTATTCGAAGTAGTTGTAGTCTACATCATCAAGTAGGAATGATACGCCGTTGCCGCCGTGTGCAACCATGATCATCTTATCATCGTTTTGTAGTTCGTTATGAAACTTGTTGAAGCCAGGAATATCACGTGCGCCTGGTTCATGGCGAACAACTACCTGTTCGTCTGTAAATTTCGAAAGGTTACGAGCAATAATTTCTGCCCATACACTTGTACCTTTACCTGGTTCCTGTGGAACCACTAGGGTATAATCTGCCATTGCTGCTGATGCAGAAAGGGATAGAGCTACTGCTCCCATTAGAATTTTCTTCATTTTTCATCTCCTGTGATTTATGAATTTTTCAATCGATTGTTTCTATCTGGTTGGCAACCTGCCAAGACGATATCGTCTAACCAGTAATCTTCAATATACTTAATATACTTGTGATTTGCGTCTTTGTCAATAAATTTTAGAATTTCTGGATCATCCCATGCTACTGGAAAGTCTAGTATTTTACCTATCCATTTTAGATAGTGCTGTTTGTGAAGGAAAAATGCTTCATGGTCCACAAAGTTTACATCTAAATCAGACGCTAACAAAGTATTATAGTAATAGTCTTGTGCAATAGGAGTAGTGTGCGCTTTACGCACTCGCAACTGTTGCATTTGATTGATATTCTGGTCTCTAACCACAATAGCAATCGTCACGTCAACCCCAAAACTTTTCACTCGCTCTGCGACTTCTAAAATTTTAGGAACGTATCTAACTCCATCATAAAAGAAAGGACAGCTCACATTTGCCATATGATACTGATGTGTTTCAAATATCTCCGGAGTTAGTAGTTCTGGGCGGACCCAGTATTCAGCAAAGGGTTCCTGATCACTCGGTACCCAATATTTATCTAGCAATTCTTCCCAGCCTGCTACCTCGGGGTGTTTGCTGAAAAGTCTGCTAAAGAGATGGTTACCAGACCCCTGTGGCCCGGTAACTATCAATAGTTTTTTATTTTGCATGTCGTTGTTGGCCTACATATGTTCTAATCTTTAACGGGTTGACCTCATCAGTTGGGCCAGTGCCGCTGTCTGGTGCAAATACAAAGAGTAGCACGTCTTCATCGTCAGTAATAAAATTATGCAGTTCATTACGTCTCATAAAGAATACCTCGCCTTCATTAATTGGAAACATTTCTTCGTTATCCAATTCCACTCTTCCATTGCCTTTTAAAATCAATCCTATACGATGACTTGGGTGTGTATGCAGCGTTTGATACATGCCAGCTGGAAAGTGAACATAGTTAATAACTGGATCTCCTAGACGCCCAGGATTAATAGCTGTGCTATTACTACCGCCGTCCATGTATGTCAAGTTACCAATATCCATTTCTTCTTGGATAAAAATTCTACTTTCCAAAAACCTTAGCCCAGGATAGTTGACAACAACTGCTGAACTGTCACTGTCTTTGCATCTTACTGTAAACTCACCATTGGCTACCATTATGGCAGCATTTGCTCTTTTTACAAGTTTATTTTCGTCTTCAAATTCAGAATTTCTAATTAGAACATAGTTTGTTCCAGGCTGGTTAAAAGTACGTGATTCGCCACTTTCCAGCTTTGTTAAATTTAACACCCAACGATCATTTGATATATATTCTTTTTTTACATTAATCATATCTATATACTCGATGTGTGGGTTGCCCATTAATGAGCAACCCCAAGCTGATTACCAGCCGTATGCTTCTGCTACTAGTTCTTTAGCTTCTGCTACTGCCGCTGTGTTTGAGCAAGAAATCTGGAATAGATCCTTGCGCATTTGATCAACTAATTCTAGGATACGAGCTTGCTCTTCACCTGTAACTGCTATCTTTGCTAGGCGTAGACCACCGATGTTTGCGTGGAAGCCTTCGTCTGCTGCAATTTTAGCATATGCTTTTGAGATGTATGCGTCTTCGATGCATTCTGCCATTTCGTTCCATACTGCTTCAGCGCGGCCTTCTGCTACTAGCTGGTATGCTGCTAGAGCTGCTTTGTCGTCTGTTGCTTCGTACTTTGCTAGTAGAGCTGCGCCCTTAGCTGTTGGCTTTGCTGCCTCTGCCGCGATTGCTGCTTCAACATCTAGTTCTGTACCAGTGATGTGTTCGATAACGTCTTTTACCATCTTGAAGTGAACTGCTTCGTCTAGTGCTTGCTTTGTTAGTAGCTCTAGTTCTTCAGCTGGTGTGTTTGCTGGCATTGCAGCAATTGCAGCTGAAATTTCTGACATGTTCATGCGCTCGTTGACCATACGGCCTGTGAAGTGCTCTACTAGTTGTTCTTGTGATGGATTTGAATTAAAGTATGCACGTGTGTTCATACGTGATGCGTCGAATAGTGCTTTGTTCTCTGCTGTGATTTTTGCAACGAACTCTTTACCTGTTAGTGTTGTCATGATGTTTCTCCATTCTATCATAAAAAAAATAGTTCTATAAAACTTTGTTTTATAGTTTAAAAACATCTATACTTCTGTGAATTATAGATGGGTCACACATAGTAACTCAATTGCGACTCCGCTTATTGACTGTGTGGCTCATCATATGATGATCGTCAGTAGAACTCTCTACTGCATTATTATTTATGCCTCAGAAAATTACATCAAAAGGGTTTGAACTTCTTTTGGCAAATATGGGTTTTTCATACGTTCAGGATGCCAAACTACTGCGGCCATTTTTCCTTCTATCCAAGATTCACAATAACCTGCGTAGTCTGTTGTTAATACTATTGCATTTTCAGGCGCTTTGTTTATGCACATAGTATGATAAGAGTTGACAACGTGTTCTTCTCCATTCGTATAAACACGATGAGATACGCCGTGATGATCTTCTATAATGCCTACCGCACCGCCATTTAGAGTTGTTAATAGAAAAGCACCGTGGCATATTCCGACCACTGGCTTATTTAATAATAACATTTCTGTAGCCATACGTGTTTCAGTAATACGCCTAATATTAGGATCATTGCCACCAGTTAACACCAAAGCATCTATCTTGTTTGCAAGTTGTTTGAAGTCCTGATCTATTCTATTAGGAATAGGTATTATTTCTTGGTCTTTAAAATAATGATACCAGGCTTGATCTGTTGAATCGTAAGCCTGGCCATTGTGATATATTACTCGTTGCGATAGTCCAACAATCATTTAGCTTTACGCCACACAAAATATATGCGGTTTAAATCTTTGCGAATTGCAAGTAGTTCACAGTTTAATTGTTTAGCCATGTTACTAATAAAAACAGGGTCCCAATCATAAAAATTAATCCATTGACTTTCAGGAGCAGTATGCTGTTGCCCAGGGTTTACACGGAAATAAAGCACGCCGCCATCTTTTACAAGGTTTACTGCGGCAGTAAGTTCTTTAATAATTTTGTCACTGCTACCGAAGTTAATGCTACCCAAACAAATTGCTACATCATATTTGATATCTGTTACTTGGTATTCTAATACAGTAGCTTTTACGTCTGCACGATGATTATAAGGATCAATGCCAATTAAATTTTGTATCTTGCCTTTAAACTCATTGTATCCACATCCAATATCAATTACTGCCGTCGGATCCATTGCGTTAACTTCGTCAATAATAGCGAGTCCGCTATACTTGTATTTTTTTGTTTCAGGTTGCCATACTTTACTGAAGTATTTTGTTAAAACTTCATTGTCAATAATATCTGCTAGTTCTGATATACTAACCACTGGTGAGATATTATCTAATTCAATATCAAATACGCCGTTTACTACCTGGCATAGTGATAGCCTATCAGATTCAAGGCTAGGATTTCGTTTTAGAATACGATCTAATTCGTTTAAAATTTTTAGGTTCATGTTATGTCCATGTTAGTTTGAATAATAAAACAGCTTCGTCAGAAGGTAGTTGCAATACCATGCCTTCCAATATACTGCCGGGAAAATTAGTTGTCCATTCGTGAAGTTCTGTATAATGTTCTGCCCAGTAATGATAGTCACTCAGTATAACACACCGTGCTTTACCATACTGAGTGACTACATACCGTTCTTTAATCATAGATAAATGGGTCTTGGTCTTTTAGTTTTTTTAGTTTTTCAGCTAACCGCTTCTTATACTTGTAATTGGCGATCCATTGCTTAATTAGTTTCACTGGATTAAGTGTCATCTCGTGTTAATACCTTTACGTTATATTTCCGCGTCCAACGTTCAGCGTCATCCTCATCATCCACCATAGGTTCGCCTTTAATGTTTAACGAAGTATTTAGTAACATTGGACATCCTGTTTGCGCATACCAGCGTTCCAGCAATTCGTATAATCCAGGATGCTGTTCGCGTGTTACAGTTTGCACACGGCTTGTACCGTCCAAGTGCGTAATTGCAGGATATAAGTCAGGACGTTTACATGTCCCAATAAACTGCATGTATGGGCTATGGTTGCAACCCGCTGGCATGTCAAAATAGTCATGCACGTGTTCAGCCATAATTACTGGAGCAAAAGGTCTAAACTCTTGTCTACGCTTCACAGTGTTAACAAGGTCTTTCATTTCCTGTCCTCTTGGGTCCGCTAACAAACTCCTATTACCCAGCGCACGTGGGCCGTACTCAGCTCTTCCATTTGCTACCCCAACCATTCCTACTGTACTTAGTTCTTGCAGTGTTGCGTTTACAGGATAAGATCCTTTAATTTCATATCCCAAATATGGAGTAGTAAATGGAACGAATTCTCTATTCCAATCCAACACACACCCTACTGCGCTACCAGCATCGCCAGGATTAGGCATGATCCATACATTATCAAAATACTTATATGCAAGACCATTGGCAACGCAATTTAGCGCACATCCGCCCATGATTACAATATTTTCGTCACCTACAATCTCTTTGGTTTTCATTACTAGGTAGTCAAATACCATTTCATAAACAGCTTGTGTACTTGCCGCAATGTCTGCATAATCTTGTATTGTGTTTAGTTCTGGTGCCCACCATAAACAGCCGCGATGCAAGTTTTGCTTAAAGCGAATGTTTGGTGTCCCGTCAAATGGTTCAAAGAAATCGTCAAATATTTTTTGTTTATATTTCTCAGGATCACCCACCGCGGCCCATCCCATAAGAATATATTCTTCTTCATTGGGCTTTAAGCCAATGCGCTGTGTCATTGCGCTGTACCATAACCCAACACTGTGCGGATAGCTCTGACTAAACAGCTTGCGCATTTTTTTATCTTTACCGTGCCAGATAGTAAGCGTTTCAAACTCACCTATACTATCAATTACAAGTATGGCGGCATCGCGGAAAGGACTTGTATAAAACCCCGCGGCGGCATGGCTGGCGTGGTGGCGGTGATTATGAAACATTGTTTGATTTTCACGATAATCGTCCATTAATAGCATACTATCACAAGCATCAATACCAAATTCGCTCATTGTGGTCACTGGACTGGGTTTTGTCAATGCCAGCTTATATTGTCCACTTGTTAACTGACGCAACCGTTTTAACCACTGTGTTTCATACCAGTGTACTGTATCAGGAAATCCAAATTCCAGTGCTTGATTAATTAGCTTCTGATTCAGGTGTTTGTCGTTCTTAACCCCACTACTACGTTCACTGTGTGCAGCAAATTTAATTTCTTTATCTACGAATACTGCTATCGCAGCATCATGACTATTGGCTGTAATTCCCCATTGTATCATTGTTTTTTTATCCAAGTTAAGTTATTGTTATTAGCGTTGTCACCGCACACCCCAAATATTTCACCGCTGGGAATAGCGGGCGTAGGATGTCCTAATAAGTCCAACCATATAGCCCTATGATGCACTGGATGTACTCCAGGGTAACACCACATAAATCCCATGTTGGTTAATGTCATCTTATCGTTTTCGTGCCAGAAACAATGGACACCGCCGTTGAGTAGCACTTGCATTGTTTCAATTGTTTTAGCATGGCAGAAGACATAAGGGCGTCCTATAAATTCCCAGTCAACTTGTTCTTGTGGTTCATCATGTCCAAAGTATAACGCACCATTATACATTTGTAAATCACATTCCACGCCATAGCCTCCATTATAGGCTTCCTTTAGGTAATCTAGCCTATTCTCATAATCACGTTCAACTCCATAGTAGTTGCCGCGATGGGCGATAAAGATTGCCATTTAACACCTTTAATTATATACGCATATATTTATTATAAATATAACACAGGATATTCTATATGCCAACATTTAAATTTTACACCAATCCATCTGATAAAGCAAACAAATATGAAATAACAGCGAATTTAATTGGTCGCGATTGGGATTTTTCAGACGGAGAACAGAGTAAGGAATTCAGCACACTGTATCGTAAATATTTATTAGGGCTTATATCTTCTCCAGAAGAAAAGTACTACAAATTTTTAAAGTCCACAATAGATAATTTTGAACTACTAAAAACATTTACTGCTGATACATCACCCCACCCATCTATTGCTAATAGAAACTGCGATACTTTTTTTGATAATACCGTTGGGATAGTTAATAGAGGTAAAAAGAAAACAATTATTGCACTAGGTGGCGGTAGTTGGTACAAGACATTATATAACTATGACGGATTAGATCACGTTGCTAGTTGGCTGTTTGATGAACGCGATTCCGTTAACTATAACGTGATTAGTTTTAGAGAGCAAATAGAACGCTGTTATTACAATCCAGTATTATATGATAGCTGTTATTATAACGGTTGCCATGAACAATTGACAACCCCACAGGCCATGGCTGCTTTTATTAAGCAACTGTTTCCAGACAATGAATATTATATATTTGGAGACTGTAAATTGGGGCACGCCACTGCATTACTTGCATATTATCTAGGAGCGAGTAAAATTTTTGTCAGTAGTGGCATCACTACAATGGAAATTGCTACACTGGACACATTCTTAAACAAAAACAATGACGGGGACTATCATTTAAACGATTATCAGAGTCTAGGCGCATTCGAAGTATTATTGCGGGCAACTTATTTCTCAGACAATATCCCCTCACATTTAATGACCACACAGAATATTATAAATCTAATGCCCAATAGTAAATTTATGTTTTACAATCATGAGCATGATATTCCAGAATTCAATGAACAATCAAAAATGGTCTCTTTGGCTTCAAACGTCAATATACATTATACTGACAATCAAAAATATTCTATTAATAATCATCACATCGTAAATTATTTACGAAAGCATAATATTGTTTTTGATTTCTTTAACGAATAGAATCTAGATAGGACAAGTAATCTACAGGAGTTCCTATTGCAGTATACTTGTTAACCATAGACAATTTAACAGGGTGGTCATTCTGGATGGCATGGTTATATAATGGCGCCAAATAAAATTCACCATTGGTTAGTAGATTATTGTTAGCATAAAAATTATAAGCGTCCATAAATAAATCTCCAGATTTCCAATGATACAACCCTGTGTTTCTATATTTGCTTATTGGCTGCTTCTCAGCAATGCCATATACTTTAAAGTCTTTGTCGACACTGCTATAGCTACTTTTTAAATCCCATTGCCGTTCTTCAGCTAGTACTACGCTTGCGTGTCGGGTGCTTGCTAGAAAATAGTCTTTGTTGTAGTCCAAAATAAAGTCACAGTCAATAGTCATCCATTCTTCACTGCGATATTCACTGTTGGCAATCACATACGCTGCACTTGTTGCTGCACCATTAGTATAATAATCTATGCTGTGTATTGTACCATCAACATACTGTGCTGGGTTGTATTGTTCAATGTGACTCTGCTGAAAGAGGAAATGATAACGTATCTTATCATTTTTATCAAAGTTTAAACTATCAAGTGCAGCAACAAACATTGGCTTACCAGCCACATCCAAAAAGGGTTTGGGAATATCTGAAAATTCTTTAAAACGACTTCCTTGTCCAGCGCATAACTGCAACACATTAATCATTCTATATCTCTCCATTCACCTACCATTATTTTGTCATTTGGCAAGCTAGGCGTTTTAACGCACATTACATATGCTTCTTCAAGAACCTCTGCATCCACTACTTCATACGCATCAAATACAAATATGTCTCCAGCCACCATAATGTTACCATTGATTCGCATTTTTCCACTTACCATAACATTGTACTCTATAGCAGTTAATTGAAAATGTGGTGCTATATATTCGCCTGGCAGGTGATGCATTAGTGCAACTTCAAATTGATCTGTTTTGAAAAGTGCTGGTTCAAAATCACCAATGATCCAACCGCGTTTGTAATTTTTTATATGATCTATTTTCATAATTTGTATATCTTTTTAATAGTATCTTCTACATCAAAAACTTCTATTACACTTGCCCCTGTTGCACGAGCACATTGAATTCCCACCGGGCTGTCTTCAAATATAGCAGTAGTAGCTGGCGCACTGCCTGTATGTCGCATACAATCAACAAATGTAGTTGTATCTGGTTTTGCTGGATAATCTGTGGCAGTGTTTACTTTGGTAAAAAATTTAGCAATTTGCATAATCTCTAAACTACGTTCAATAAATGCGCTTGTGGCATTTGTGGCCAAACAGATTTTATAACCCTTTTTATACAGATACTCTATTGCATCGTACAAATCTTTTCTAAACGAAATATATTCAGGAATATGTTGTTGAGTATGGGCTTGTTTAGCTTCATTTACTTTGTCAGGATTTAAATTAGCACCGTGAGCATTAAGTATTCGTATCTTTTCACGAGTAGGTCTGCCTTCAATATCTTCATCATCAAAATTTAGATCTGGAGCATATTTTTTAACCGCTGCACGGAAACCGTCCTGATGTAATTTCTTACAATCTGCTAGAGTTCCATCAAAATCGAATATTACAGTTTTTATCATATCAGTATTTATTAATAAATATTATATAGGAGATCATGCATGAAAGTAGCAGTTGTATTACGTGGGCAGCCTAGGAATTCAAAAATCGTAGCTGATCTATTTGACAAATTTGTAAGGCAAAATTGTCCTGATATTGAATTCACCACATTTATACATACTTCCAGACGTATAAGCATATTACAAGATGAATCAAAAAAAACTGTAATGCTAAACAAGCGATTCAATGGCGAAGATTTACCTCTTGATGAAGTTATAGAATCCATACTACCATGGCGGTCTGTTAGATACCATATAGATGAGGAACAAAAATTTTTTCATGACTGTAAACTTATATTAAATGAGTTAGGTAATGACTATCTCATTCATAATTGGTGGGAGTGGATTAATACTAAAAACGGATTGGATATTGACGACTACAAATTGTTTACTTCCTCAGACTTGATTATTCCTCGCCTTAGTGATTTTAGAGGTACATATCATTGGAAAAATTACTTCAACAGTGCAGTTGAAGACAAATATGAATATAAAGGAAACAACTATAATATTTCTGATATACCTGCAATGCAGAGAATAATAAGTTTTCATTATATAATGAGACAGTATTATAGTTTTTTACAGTCATACAATGTATTAAAGGATGAGATGAATAATAATCCGTCTTATAAACCTGATTTAATATGGTTTACTAGATTGGATACAGTGCATACTTCATTTCTTGGATCGTTGTCAGAAGCATTAGAACTTATACGCAATAATTTACGATTTTGCATGAATAATGAGAAATTTAGACAAATTGGACCTGAAACTTGTGGAATAATAACAACTAATAGGATAGTAATAGACCGCGGCAGGCCATGGATTGAGGACGTAAATTTATTTTCAGATGTAGAATCAATGGAGATATTAATGGGTAACCGTACTCCAGAAGATATTATTATTTCTGCTTTTAAACATAATAAATTTCAGCTGCTGAATTGCATAGGCTCCGGTCCTGGAATACAACATACATTATGGTCACCTATTTTAAATAAATCTATTTTTATACAAAATCCATCCCATAGTCCTGGTATAAGAACTAGTGTTTTTAGAGAAACATACCATCTAAAAATGGAAGGACTAAATGAACTAGATAATAGCAGAGAATCTATGGATAAGTTTTTTGATTATGATAATGGCTGGGTATACCCTAGTGATTTATATGAGCGTGGACCCACTATAGATGAAATTATTTCAGAATATCGAAGACTTAATGGCGATGATAATTAACTTTACTTTCTGCTTGTCCACATAATTATAGCCTGTTTGCTGTTAACGCTGTGATTAAAAAAGTTATCGCTACAGTGATACTTGTATCTGTCAGCCGCAAAGCAACTGCCCTTTTTCCATTTAAATGTTGAATCAACAGTCAAATAATGAAATGGTTCTTCGCTTGTAATAGGAGCGAAGTCACGTTCATATATTTCTCTACTGACACACATGTCTTCGTTTCTAGGAATGTTGTTTTGTGTAGCCCACTGAACCGGATCTTTAACGCCACTACGCTCTTTAAAAACATATGTTGTACTGTCATAATCATCCAGTGGAACAATAAGTGTCCAGGCTGGGTGTGGGGCAATTTTCATATTGGACTGTTCTGCATCATTGTGCAGCCCATACGGAAAGTGGCTATCTAACAAATGTATATGACTAGCATAAATTCCGTTACCAAATGTTTTTTCTAATTTTGGTTGTATAATATCTACTAAATGGGACCATTTAGGATCATCATAAAAATTACTAAAAATCATATAATTAGCAGTTAGGTGCTCTTCAGGATCCTGATCATAATGAAATTTTGCAAGAGGTGCCATTGCTGTATCTCGCACTTTGAAAGAATCTTCACTATACCCGGCGTCTTTAAATATTTTTAGTTCATCATCGTTCAACCAGTTGTCAATTGTTAAACTATCAAATTGTGTGTCTTTATAATAATCAGATTCAATATATGTACTCTTATATTCGTCTTCAGACATACGTTCATCAATTCCGCTCATTCACTTCTCCAAAAAAACTTATATCGCAATTTATGTTATATTCTTCCCAATCAAAGCTCATGTCTTCTCTAACAATTTCATGATACTTCACCGCCGGATCTTCACGTGCTGTTTTGTGTTCGAATTTATGCTTTAAATATAATTCCATTTTTCCATGTTCATCAACACTGCATTCGAATTTACTGTAATAATGACTACCAATAAATCCACCAAACTCAGCCAAGTCTTGTTCTGGATCAGTGGTCATTGAAAATTTAAATGGTCCATATACCTGGTACATTATCCACGGAATAACCAGATATTCATTTGCTAACCCTGACTTAAGAAATTCAATATTATTGTTCTCTGCTGGTTTAAAATAATCTAGGTTTTTATTTTGCTGCTGGGCAACATAGTTTGTTGCTGGGGCATCAGACAATTTTTCAAACGTATAAAAGTCTGTTATGTTTTTTCTGTTTTGTCCGTTAAATAAAGTAGCGCCAGCATAATCCTGGCTTAAACGCAACCATATATTCATAAATTTTAATCTTATAAATCTGTGTATGATTGTATTTTTATAATCTTTTGTAAACCAATTACTCATAAAAGTATTGTCCCAGGGTTTTTCTTTCCACTGCATATCATACTTTTGCCAGTTTAAATTTAAATCACTAAACGCTGCATCTCCACATGTCATACCAGGACTAATAGCATAGATCCATTTACGAGTATTGTGTAGTACGTGTAAACTATGCATCCATTCCTGTGGGCCTTCTGTAGGGAAGCCAACTACCCAGTTGACATGACTGCTTACGCCTGCTACGTGTGCATCACGCAAATTGTCTTCAATTTCCCATACCTTGATATTTTTCTTCATGTCAGTCAGCACTTTTTCACTACCGCTCTCAACACCAAAGCTAAGACTTATGCACCCACTGTCTGCAATGCTTTTAAACAGGCTAGCATCCATTCGACCGTCACAACGAGCATAGCTGTTCCATCGAATATCAAGCTCGCTTTCAACTAATTCTTCTACTAAATTTTTAAACTCTTTAAAGTTGCCGTTAGCTAAACTGTCAACAAACCAAAATCTATTAATACCATATTTGTTGACTTGGTATTTCATTTCGTCAAGTACGCGATTACTTTCTCTCCATCTGTATCTCCAGAAGTGTGTTTCTGCACAAAACGTACATTTAGCAACACAGCCCCTAGATGTTTCGATACTTACGCCGTCACTGTGTTGATAAAGATTTAGATCAAAATCATCATAATCAGGAAATGGCAGCTGGTTTAAATCTAAACTACTTTTTAGTCCACCCAAATATGTTACGTCATCGGACTTTGGCATTACGTTGTAATTTTCTAAAAGGGTGAGCAACTCTTGCTCGCCTTCACCACGTATTACGTAATCAATCAAGCCACGTGGTAGTCCGTGCGTATTGTGTACCAGATCATCAAACCAAGTATTAAACGCTTCAGGCCCACCAACAATGATAACCTTTTCAGGAGACAGTTGTTTTATTCTTTCTATCATATAAAGTGTTGGCAACAAGTTAGTCAGGTAAAGACTGAAACCGATAAAGTTAGTTTCGTCAGCTAGAATCTTTTGAATGTAGTCATCCAACATGGGCTTTAAGATAGGATGCACTTCTTCACGATATACTGGCTGTTCCCATTTAAAGTAATTCTGACTATCCCAATAATCCACATCGTAAGTATCTTTAAGATAGTGATATGCTGCTACATTGATGTCATGATTGTGTACTGTGTACCCGTAGTGTTTTAGAAGACCAGTCAATCTAGCCAAGTTATAGGGCGGAAAAATAACGCCCCATGCTGGTGCCATAACAAAACTTACACTTTCATTTGAAAGTAAACTTCTCTTAAATTCACTCCAATACTCGTAGCCGCGAGTGTTGCGAGATTCTTTTTGCTCACTCCAATAGCTGACTGTTTTAGGACGTACTGATAAATCTCCAAGATGACTGTTGGCGTGGTTAAGACGTTTGCGGTCCTGCTCGATAATGTGCAGTATTACCTGATCACGATCTTCGCTCTTTAGTTCATTTTCTTCCATTCGTCTACCAGTTCTTTTAATCTAGTATGCACTAGTGTTATACTTTGCTTTCTGAGCACGTCATATGCCTCTGTTCTCTTCGCGAATTTTTTACGTTTTGTAAAGTTATCATTGCCTTCATGTTGCCCAAGTCGTTGTATTACGGCATTAATACGGAACGTTTCTCGTTTATCATGTTCTATATCAGCTGATACCGCCATCAATTCTTCCATTATGGAAATTCTATCAGCATATGGAAGTATATCAATTGTCATGTCACTTGGAGAGTCCACGAAGTTAAATATTAAGTTGTTGTGTGATCCGTTATCTTTCCAATACTGTACAATATTCGGAATATCATATGCGTTGTAGGCTTGCACTGTTGCTAGTAGATGAGTTCTGATACCCATGTCTAGATATTGCTGGTAAGCCGCATCGATTTTATCCCATTCTGCACCATATCTGATATAGTCATTGGTGTATCCTACTCCGTCAATACTAAATTGAATATCTACGTCTCTAAAACTTTTAAGCCACTTCAATACTTTGCCTTGCATACGTGAGCCATTAGTAGTTATGTCCAAATGCAAGTGTGTTTGATTATTTTCAACACACCAACGCAATAGCTTTATAACACCTGGCATAAAAAATGGTTCACCTCCAGCAATTTTTAATATTTTTAAGTGTGGAACCCATTCAATGATATCATTGAATGTCTTATCATCTTCAATCCAATCAGTAACATCAAACCATGACTCACCAGTAACTTCTGAAAGATACGGATTGTCGCGATGTTCATCAGCTATAGTACTACTTACACCAACAAAGCACATACGACATCCAAAGTTACAAAAACGGCCCGGCCTCCAATCAACCCACGTTGGAGTACCGTAGTTGTTTCCATTTTCTACATCTATATCCCAGTCTTCAGGAGGATTGAACCATCTGTTATGTGCAGTTCTGTCACTACCGCCGCCGTGTTCTTCAATATGATAACACGCTTTGCATTGCTCTACTTTTTTACCAGCTAACATGTCTTTACGTATTTGTTGATATGATTCACTTTTCCATAAATCTCGCATACTTACAGAAGTAATATCATCACTTAGTGGCGTTTTCCAGTCAGCTACACAGCATAGTTTAGCGTGTCCGTCTGTACCCACATGCATGTGGTTAAATGGCATAATGCAAAAAGCATCATTTTCTTTTACCTGTGTTTTCCAATTTGACATTTTTTGCTCGCTTTTTTAAATCTGTATAGTATGTAAGTATGTCTGCAATTCCTTTAAGACTTGTTCTCCAATCCTCTTTTCTTATTTTGTCAAGAGCATCTTGACGTTTAAAGAAATTTTGAAATTCAGCTTCATCTGGTTCTTTTTCATTCATATGTACTATGATACTTTCTAGAGTTTTTTCTGTATGTCTGCACCATTCTATATCTTTAGACCAACGCTTATACATATCATCAATGAAAGTTTTATATAGATTTTCTACAATCACTTTGACTTCGTTTGGAAGATTTTGTATATTATAAAATTTAGGCCAGTAAAGATTATGCACAACTACATTAGTGTTAATTCTAGCATACTTTTGTTCTTTTAGCCACCAGATAAGATCCAACACATGTATTACATTCATTATACTAAGTGTCATAGTAAACGATGTAGTGGTATTTGCAAGCCTAGGGTCTTTGTCCATCTTATTAAGATTGCGTTCTACTGTTTTCCATTTACCTGGAAATCTGATATGCTCAAAGTGTTCATAGATGCCGTCGATACTCATACCAATATGCACCTCTTTAAACTGACTCCATTTTTTAAATACATCGTCAGGAATTCCTGCCATATTAGTATTGTATTCTAGAATAATTTTATCAGCTACGCCCTGGTCAATCATATATTCCAGCAATTCTCTATGCTTTAGATTAACAGTGGGTTCTCCGCCAGTAAAATAAAATCTCTCAATAGTATCGATATTGTTTTTGATCTGATCCCATAGCTTGCTGTTTTCAACCCAGTCAAAAACATCCTTGACTATTAATTTTTTATTTTCTTGCTCAATAACAGCAACAGTGCCATCTTTTATTTTAAATGTATCACCTAACCCTAGATCAATATGGTCACTGTACCACTGATCACTGTCAGTGGGTCCACATGATCTGCATTTAATATTACATTTGTTTCCAAAGCGAAGATCCCAGTATTTTATAGGAAAGTCTGAATTTTTAATTGTGCCATCTGGTTTTGTTTTTTTAACAATGTCTGATATATCAGAATTAAAAATAGCGTTATGTTGCTTACGCTTACTTTCAATACCATTATGCTCCTCGTCCCAGCATAATTTACAAACGTCAGGACGGTTTCCAGCCAGCATCTCGGAACGCAAATATTTCCAATTGGCAGCATTTCTATTTTTAGAAATGTCATCGTTAAAATTAAGCGGAGCGCCGTTGCTTTTTTTAATTTCACCATATGGCATGGTGTCATCATTATAGATCATCTGACAACATGCTCTAATACTTCCGTTAGCATTAGTGGCAGCATGTACCCACGGTAGAACACAAAAGCTATCTTTGAATTTAGGATTTGATTTTATTCTCCAAGAATCTCTAGCTGTTTGAATATCATCCATGGTTATATCAAGTCTACGCATAACGATATCATATACATCTTGATCTGCATTTTCAGAAAAAGCACATGCTTCTACCACTGGCTCATCAGTATCATGCTCTGCGACTATTATCAAGTTTTCCTTAGGACACTCTGGATGTGACACCATTTCAATTCTTTCCTGCATAGTTCTAAAAATTGCAGGATCAAGCGCGAAAAAACTTTCACTGCTTTCTATTTTTTTATCCATTTAAATTACCGTTCATAATCAGTAGATTGTTATTTGCAATCCATTCATTTATTTGCTCACTAGCACTAGCTGTGTCAAACAAAGGTAGTATCTCTTTTATATTATTACAGAAATTTTCTGCCCTGTCAATAAGAGAATCGATATTCACGGTGATATAATCGTCAAATATTTGCGAAAGATACGTGGGAAGAACATTACTTTGATATGATATCGATTCGGCTTGAATTATTTCGTATGTTTTAATATCATCGCAGTGTTCATAGTTATTTATATTGCCATTTTCTGATAAAAATGTATTTGCGGTCAGTAGCTCATGTAACCAAACCCATTCATACTGATGTGCCCAATTTATTAAAATATCAGCGTTAGTCTTTGAACACTTATTATTAACCTTTGTCATTATGAATTCATAATCAACTGAAGATGATTGTATTTTGTGTGCAAGTTTTTTAAATGTTAGCCTTGCGAAATAATCAAACTCTTTTTTAACTGTTAGATGTATAACCTTCATATTAGGAAAGTATTTCCAATAGTATTTGGCAAAGAATAGACTTGGATGATCTCTGAAAATATATCTGCCATCTCCGCATAGTTCTGAATTTTTAATCCAGGTATCCGGATCTTCTACGTTACCCCAATTGGCTGAGTAATCCAATAGTGTTTCATAATGTGTTTGATTTCGTTCTGTATTTAAAAAGGACCTGCCTTTTACCATGTCGCTAGTATTATATGCGATGGTCTTGGTTAAAAATTCACCGCCGGTGCCACTACTGTAAAGAATTAATACAGGAAACGATTCATTGATTTTTAAAGTATTCAATTTCATTTTCGGTATATCCCACTAATTTAGAACTATCAGAGATGTCTCTAATAGGAACCAAACTCATCATGCCTTTCATTCTTCCATTTGCACCTGGCAAATGTAACATGTCCAAATCTAAAATTCGTTGTTTTAATTTTAACGCACGATCTAAGAATCCAGGTGGCACCATTAATTTTATTTCAAGCCAGTGATCGTCATCATGTTCATTATAATGATCCATTATAATTTTGCAATTTTCAATAAATCTATCTTCATTGCCGCGGTATAGATCCATGCTGGCAAAGTGTGCGCTCATATTAATACTGTTTACATACTGTGCAGCTTCCTGCCAAAACTTATTACTGCGGCTTCCATTTGTGGTCACCAATACCCATTGATTGCGCTTCTTAAGATGTTTAAGTATTTCTATAAAGTCAGGATGCATAGTGGGTTCGCCACCACCGAAATTCCATCTGATAGAATTTCCATATGACCAGTGATCAATAATCATATCAATAGACGTAATTATAGATTCTTTTGTAGGGAATTTTTCTGTGTTACTGTGTACTGCTGGCCAACAGTAATCACAGTTGTAGTTACATCTTCTTCCCAGATCCCATAGGACCTGATATGGAATAGGGAAATTCATTTCCACGCCAACTATGTCATTGGACTCAATTGTGTCACGATAGTTTTCTGTACGCACAGTACCATCACTACCATGTAGCGTAACATCTAATAAAGACATATACTTTGTTTCAGACACTTTACTTAAAATTACATCAGCACCGCAGCCACAACTATTAAACGGGCATATCAAGTAATCGTCAGGTATATCAAACCCCTCACGTATATTTCCCATCAGACCCCAAGTCTTGGCTGTATCTGCCAATGTACTTTCCCATTTCCATGCACTGGAATTAATATCCAACCCTTCGGGTTTAGTCATATTTTTACCAAGGTTAGAAAAGAATCTCTCTTCAGCTTGTTTAAGGGCGGCCTGTAGTTTTATATGCTGTTCACATGTTTCCCAGCCTTGCTTTGGCAATGGCCAACTACCCTCTGTATTTTCGTTGTACCAGTTAATGTGGGGATATGGGCCAAAGATTCTTTCTCTTTCTATTCTCCATTCCTCTACAACTTTATCATAGTGAGCAGTACTATTTCTATTGGCACTAGCACAGTTTGCCGCCCATATATTTCCATCATAATCAATGTAAAGCCCACGCACACCTGCGCTGCATTTCCAACCCTTCCATTGATTATATCCGCGGGCGATTGACTCGTCAACACTTACTCGTGTATAGACACCATCACTATTGTAAATGCGCAACTGCTTATTGTCTAGTGGAACATTTGGATTGCTAATTATTGCCATGGGTATTCTTTTCTAAATGTGATATTATGATGTCAGCAAGTATACGGTGTTCTTCTGGTCCCAAGTGTCCTAAACGATTACCAGGCCATAAATGCGGGTCACCATATAATCCTTGGCATATCCACTTTTTAAAAGAAGTTGGTTGTTTGGTATTTGTGGTGTCGAACAGTTCAATTCTTTCAAATTTAATTATATCATGATTATTAACATAATCATCAAATAATTTTAAATTATTTCCTAGATTGACTTGTAATGTATATTCAGGGGTATTAAAATCACCATAAAAGTCAGGTTTAAATAGTTTTTCAGTTGGCCATTCGAGGTATTTGTTGATGAGATGTAATACTTCTTCATCACAATCGAAATGGAAATTTACAGGTATTGCCCCTTTACTTTTTATTATTGCATTGGCAGAGTGGAATATCTGTAAAAAATCTATTGCACGATATACTCTTTTTCCGTAGTATCTCTCATATGAATCAGATATGCTAATTACGGTTTCGTCAGTATGATTATCGATAAACTGATGCGAACTATTTTGTTTTTCTACTTTAGCAAAAAAATGATTATATATTTCAGTAAATTTTGAATGCGTCTCTTGCATTGCAAGAACTTTTAACGCATGATATGAATTAAACACATCTGAATGTATGGTGTCTGAATCTGATATTGCAATATAATTGTCGCGATCAAAATATGTCCAAGACAATAAACATAAATCACCAGGTTGTACATGTTCAATCACATTCAACAACATTTGCTTGTTGCTTCCTCCTGATCGGGCTGACATAGATACTGTCTTACCATAATGGGCAGCCACCAAATTTCCAAACGACAGTTCTATACTTTTCTTGGTCCAACCAATAGACGGGCCTTCTATCTCTGCCCCTGTTGCATGACTGCATCCAAAACTTACAATTCTGTTAAACATCTCTACTTATAATCATCCTTATTACACCAAAGTAAGGGTCACGATTTACGGTGGCGTTAAAAACATGCTCTACATCTTCTGCTAGATTTCGGTTTTTAAACATATATCCTCGTTCATATTTAAGATATCTTTCTATTTCTTCTCTAGTAGATTCCTTTTGCCCATGCCAAAAATATTTGACATCTCCAACGTCTTTCCAATCTTCAGCAGTGCGTAGTCCGTCCAGAGATTGATTTTCATTTAATGTCACGTACAATGTCTTGCATTTTTTAAGCGCGATTCTAATATTGTTTTTGATATCATTCCAGTGCATACTGTTAATTGCAACACCATATTCAAATTCTGGAATACCTTCCCATACACTACATGGCCAGTCCTCAAACACTGCGCCGCGATAGTCAGCTTCAAAACTGTTGTCATATCCGTATATTTCTTTATGTGGAAATACAACTTTTAAATTATTGTCTCCGCATCCGATATCAAGTATAGGAGTATTAATTGATTCTATGTAATCATATAAGGTGTCAATCATACAGTATGGAGTAAAATCTATACGCCTTGCTGTCAAGTTTGTTATTCTAACATAAAACTTCCAGGTATCAGAGTACGTTTGAATCATGCACCACCCCGTTAGTTACACATACTTCGTTTTCATTGTCTTCATCATCAATGATTTCATATCTGTTTTCAGGTAACACTTTTTTACACATGATATCAAAGTTACAGTGACAAAAACTTTTGTTACAACGTATGGGGGCAACAGGAAATTTTACTTGTTCTGGATATTGAATATAACCAACATGCCCACCTACACGGCACCAACCTCTCCACACTGAGCCATCGAAATCAACAATAATCTGTTCTACTCCTGCCCAACAATCCCAGCCCTTCCAGTTGTTCATGTTGTTAGAAATAAACCTGTGTGCGCTGCTATTTTGCTTTAGATTGTTCACTGTGTCATGCATGTCCATACTGCCACGATATAAAACAAACTGCTTATCGTGTTCAATTTTAGAACCAAACATGTTGAATTGTTCGTCGAATATACGATTCTGTTCCGCAGTATATTCATATTTTACTTCACCGAAATCCACTACTAGTGGCTGAAATGCTAGGCTGATGTTTTTGACCTTAGTCAGTCTTTCCGCCAGTTCAACTCCTTTATCAAACAATTCAATATCAGTATGTCCCATGATGTTCACATGTGTTCTACATTCCGCAACCATTATTTCAACAATTTTAATAAAGTGTTCAACTTCAGCATGTTCTGGATGAAAACTCAAACATACATGATCGAAATTATGCTTATTTGATTCCCACCAGCGCACACTACGACTTCCGTTACTGATGAAGCCAATGTCATGCCCTTTACTTTTGATGTATGCAGCGCATTTAACAAAGTCTTTCCAAAGTGTAACTTCGCCACCAGTAAATTCATAATATACTTTGCGTGGAGCATAATGATCTGATACAGCGTCAATGAATCCTTTGACGATTTCAAAATCATTCCATCCATAGCTGCCATCATTCAAAATACTTGGGCAATAACTGCAACTATAGTTACACATATTGCCTAGATTCCAATTTACCACCACCCAATCTTTTGCTGATTCATGATGATGATCTAATATATTATAAAAATTTTGTGGGCCTAGTGGCATAAGTTAATCCTTTTACACCGCCATTGGTGCTTTAATACTGTCCATCGGGGTATACCCAATTAACTTGTAATCGCTAGTACGTGTATTTAATAGTTCTTCCAGGCTGCTGAAAGCTGGCATTAGCAAAAATGGTCGTTCATGTGGTTCACGTTGCAACTGTTGTTCAACTGCATCCCAGTGGTTATTATAGATATGCGCATCGCCAATTGTGTGTACAAACTCACCAACTTGCAATCCTGATAAGTGTGCTAGCATATGTGTTAATAGTGCATAGCTAGCGATATTAAATGGTACTCCCAAGAACAGGTCTGCACTACGCTGATATAGTTGACAAGATAGCTTGCCATTTATAACTCTAAACTGTGCCATAGTATGACATGGTGGAAGTGTCATAAGACCAATCTGGTTAGGCTCCCATGCGCTAAGAATGAGGCGCCTACTGTCTGGATTGGTCTTAATTTCATTAATAAGCCAACTGATCTGATCTGTGCCACCACTGTCTGCATCTCTGGCCCAATTGCTGCTACCAAAATGACGCCACTGCCAGCCATAAACTGGGCCAAGTTCTTTTACAGTGTCAGTGTTGGTATATCCTAGTGCAGCCCCTTGTGCATCAGCATTTGCAGTCCAGATAGTCTGTTTGCCAATTAGTTCGCTGCGATCTTTTTCAAATGTAATTTCAGCAAGCCTGCGTTCATCTGTGGAACCTTCCAAAAACCACAACAGTTCTCCCACTACTGCACGCCATGCCAGGCGTTTAGTAGTAACTGCTGGAAATCCTTTTTCCAAATTGAATCTCATCTGATAACCAAACACACTGCGTGTACCTACACCAGTGCGATCAGTGACATCCTCACCAAAGTCTCTAATATAGCGCAATGCGCCCAAGTATTGTAGCATTAAACTCTAATCCATCTTTCAATATTGACACCGTCTTCAGTATATGACTCAGCTTTTTTGTATGCTAGTTCAAAAACAGCGGCGGGCAAGTATGTATCACAATCATACACACCATCAATGCGACTAATTAAAAACTCATCAATAACATCAAAGCATTCATTGACCAGTTTTGCTCCGCCAATGATATAACGATCTTTATAAGGTTTTAACTCTGGCAGTGCAGCTTTGAATTCATCTAACGTAAACACACGATCAGGTTGATTGCCTTCAATTGATCTGTTAGTGATTACTACGTTCATACGATTTCCCAATGGACGCATTGGCAAACTTTCCCATGTATTACGTCCCATGATAATCATTTGTCGTTCTGTTAAACGTTTGAACCAACACAAGTCTGCACTGTTATGCGGCCATGGTAGCCCGCCGTCTTTACCAATTCCCCAATTGTCATCACATGCTAGTATTGCTTTAATCATTAATGATCTTTCTCATTACATCGGTTGCAGTAGTTCTAAAAAATCTTGGAGCAATACTGTGAATAATCAATACTGGTACCAATAATTGTATTTTTAATGCGATTTTAAGAGCGTACATCATATGTTGCGTACCAGTCATATCTACTTCATCTAAATGCTCTTTACATTTTTTACTAAACATGATAGTTAGGCTTCCAAATGCATTTCTACTTGGTCCTCGCGAACCGTTGGAGCCATGCGGCTAGGATTTACATATACTGCTTTAAAGAACTCACTACCCTCACGGCCTAGATCAGCTAGTGGCATTTTAAGATCACGGCGGATATCTACTCCTAGATCAATGGTTGAGTCTAATAGGTCCTGATAATTCCACCGCATACCTGTACGCTGACATAGTTGATCACCACCCTCGAACATTGGGAATACTTTTGTATTAAAGAATTCATTAAGCCATTTAAAGTCACGGACGTTCTTCCAATCCCATTCTTCGCGTCTCACGTTTGTCATATGGCAACCAAGTCTAGCACCATAAACTGCCCATAGTCCATTGGTTACATCTTCACCAACACTCATCCATGTTAGCAGTCGCTTCAAGTTCTTACCGTGTACGTTCTTCATAAGGTTATTGGGGTCAACAACATCGCCATCAACCAATCCCATCTTAACACCCTCACGAAAGCCAGCACGCCATGCTTGTAGTGGGCTACCATTGTTCATTACATTTGAGTAAACGTTGTTCATTTGAACATAGTTGATGTTCCAGCAAAAGTCGACTTGCGCTCGTGGGTCAGTAGTTGGTGCATTTTCATGTGTACGCATATTCATAACAACACTCTTGGGCCAGCATTTAATGCCGCCGTTGCCGTATACTAAGTTATTGATATGGTTTTTACCTGCCCAACTAATAACGTCAATACCACTGATCTTACTCATATCAATTTCTACGTTAAAGAAGTCAGCATGAACAATGTTGTCAGCATCTACTGTAATAAAGCGATCAGTTTCAGCTAACTCTGCCGCTGCTTTGTGTGCTGCATCACTGCCATATACGCCATGGCTGCGTTTGGCCCAGGGGCATTTCTCTAGTAGATCTGCGTAGTTCTCATCAGCGTTGGGCTCATCGTAGCTGATGAATACAATATCAAATTCATTGATGCTTGTCATGTTAGCCATTGTTGTCTCCTAAGTAATTGACTGACAAATATTTGTTCTTATATAATATTAGTGGATCACGTGGCATACGAAATGGTATGTCTACGGTCAATGTGTTGTTTATTTTGAACTCATCGATGTTTACTGCGAACCCACCTACTAGCTCATCTATATTACTATTGAATACTAAAAATTGCAATGTTTTTTTAGATTCAAAAATATAATCCTGATCTTCCAATACCTCACTGACAATTTTTATACTTTTGCCATATGGCAACATATATAGATGTGCAGGAGACTTGTTTGTTTTTTCCACTGTTTGAAAAATATTACTTTTACCCAGTGTGTATGCAGTGGTAACTCTTGTGTCACTGATTTCCAGGCTATATTTTCTAAAAATGGGTCTCGTAAAGATACTTATGTTATTCCAATCAGCGTATCTCGCAACTTCATCTAGGTGTATTAAAACGCTGCGTTTCTTAAATAACAACATTGGATCTATTTCAGCAATTGCAATAAGATAGTCAGGGTCGTTTAAGCGAGTAAAATATAGATTAAGTACTGCATCTTCTGTACGTGATACAGTTTCAATGTCCATTAAGTTCATAGTTTGCTTAATATTACTTAAATTTACTTTTACTTCAAGGATATTGGTATCTTTATAAATGTTTAAACTAATATCGCTTTTAATTGGATCAGTACCACGAATTTGAAATAGTTGACTGCTCAGATTACGCAATACTAGATTACTTGTTCGCTTTTCGATTGACCATTCTTCATTTTCAATATCCCAGATCATGCCACAATTTTTTAGCGAGAGTTTTCCGCCCAAAACTTCGCTACACAATTCATTCTCTGTTGATATTACTTTAATTACTGCGTCATGACTATCAGCCAACTCACGTGGAGTTATTCTAATAATTCGACCAGTTTCAGAATTAAACTTTATCCACCAATTTGGCTTTAAGTCCGAGTTCTCTAAAATAGTTTCGGTGTCCGTCATATATTTCTGCTGTGTTAAATCCTGGGTCTGCATAATGCAGAATGCCATCAATTGCAAAGTTTTGAATTTTTAACTTCGCACCATTACTTATCCATGTGTTTAGATGCTCTGTCCAACCACGCTCAACTTTTGTAGCATTGCGATATCGTGTTGTCATCTCACGCATATCAATATTTTTAAATACATTATGATATGTTACAACATCAAGTTGTATTCCTAAATGCCACACAATAACACTGTGCATTAGGTCAGTGTCGTATCGTTCTGGAATAAAACGTGCTTCTATTGCTTTACTAAAGGCATCTCGCCAATTACGTGCATAAGGATCCATTAGTTTAAAATATGCTAAACTGAATTCTGATTTGTTAAAAAAGAAAATGTTTGAATATACATGCTTAAAATCGTGTGTCACGTATACGCTCGTTGGGTCAGTGTATCTACCGATAATCTCATCACGGAATGTCATACTGCGCTGTGGAATAGCAAAGTCATGGTGCGCAATTAGGTATTCCCAAAGACTGCTCTGATCCTCTTTAATAATAGAATAGCAATCCACTGCTATTGTATTTTCATAAGGTGTTGCCCAATATAGTTGCCAGTCATTTGCACGTAGATTTTCCTCCGTTGCGAAAGGAAGTTCAACAATCATGTCAAACGGTTCTTCGTAATCACTGATCACACTGATCAGGCTAGGCGTAACCATAGTTACACTTGCATCTTTGTTTTTAATTTTGATACTGTAGGCACATAGTGACGCTGCACGTTGTTGTTCTTCTGTGCTAGCAAGTATCACATAACCAGTATTAGATTCCATCATTTAGCTCTTTAATTTTTGGGATCATACGATCCAGCGCACGTTTGTTCATAACGTGTACATCATATTTGTCGTGTCTTACTAGTATATTTTTCCAGTTCTCACGTGTATCATGTGCTAAACATGCCCAGTCAGTTACGCTATTAATTCCTACAATGTCGTCTTTTTGTCCAAGGTTCTGCATAACTGCATTACCAAAATTACTAACAGTATCACCAGCGTTCATGCCATCAAGAATATGTGCAGCAATACTCACACAGTAGTCTGTACGGAATAACCCTAGTGGGAAATTATAGAGGAATTGATAATAGTTGTAGTTGTCTGCCACATGTGCCCAGGTATCAAAAAACAGTTTGCTTTCTGGACTCTTATCAAAATAGATAACAGTGCTCCACCACATTTTAACGCCACCGTCAAACAGCCAGCGTTCGTTGTTATGTGGTAAATCGTTACGTATACTAACTGCACGATCAAACATAGCAACGCCAGTGTAAGCATCGTATGCATGATTGAGGAAATCTGTTTTTACAATATAGTCAATGTCTAACAACAATGTCTTGTCGTATGGACTGTATTCAAAAACTTTGTGCTTGTTGCTGTTACTAAACTGTGCGCGAAACTCTGTCCATGGACTATCATTATGCACCCGTATGTTGCGTTTCATTTCATCGTCAGTGATTACTACATCATCAATGACACGCTTAATGTATGCCATATCATTGGATTGTTGAATCCAACTCCAGGTACTTTCATCAGTAATCAAGCATACTTGTTTATTTAGAAACTTTTTTGTATACGCAGCCGCGATAACTGCAAATTTACCATAGTCAATTTGATCATTGTTATATGCAAAAAAGCAAATGCCTTCAGTCATTCCCAATCCATGATCTTCTTAATATTACGTGCTTTTTTCAGCTTCTCGTATTCAGCTTCAAATTCAGTAGTAGCACTAGTGTATGCTGATAGCAGTATATCTAGAAACTCTTCTAAATTTCCCACACGTACTGGGGCTTCTTTTGTATCGATTAGTATGGCTGATTTTTGTCCTAGATCAATGAGTGCTTTGACAAATGAGATAGTTATTGCATCTGCTGCAAATACCCCGCCATTCTTATGTACTAATTGTAGCTGATATACGCGGTTTTTGATATTTCGTTTTTGGTTATTGATTGTAAGTGAATAGTTAGAAAACTCAAGTGCTTTCTGTAGACGATCGTCCATAAATATCTCCTATATAGATATATGTGATTTTATTTTACTATTATGACCAGTATTTGTCAATACTTAAATTTGGTGTTTCTCGTTCTCTGAACTGATATGAGTACAACTCAGTTTTAAATTTTGCTCCCAATGACGAATCAAGTATAGAGTCGGGAGGTGTATCAATGGGCAGTAAATATCCTGCACTCATAGTTATATCCATATTAATAGGAATGCCATCTGGATCTGTTAGTGTTACATTAAAGTATACTTCAAACTCACCGCTTGGTAGTTCGTCTGCTTCGACACTAATATACACCCGTCTTGAACTATATGCACCACCGTAAGCGCCACCGTAAACACCGCCATATTCTCCGCCGTAATCGCCACCATGATCACTAAAGATATACACTGTTTCAGGGTCACCTAATGTACCCGTGATGTATACCCCTCCCATCCATATACCAGTCCAACCGCCTGCTGCCGTAACATTCATTGCTCCTACCATGGTAGTTCCCATGTTGTTAAAAACACGTGTCCAGTTATCATTTCCTAAACAGTTTAGATCAAATACGATTCTACCACCGCTGTTGAAAAAGTATCTTGCCTGTTGATATGAACTAAATGTTGCTTTTACTGTCGCGCTTGTCTGCGTTGTCCATTCTACATTTTCTGTGTAGGGTAACCCAACTCCGTCATCTAATACAAGTTCACTACCGTATACTGAATCAACATACAGGCTAAGTGAATTTAGATAATTAATAGCAACCTCAATTTTTTCTTTATATGTTTCATAAAGAACAATGCTACCAGCAGCATATTTTGTTAAGCTAGTAAGATTAAAATTAGTGCTGTCTACGTGAAACAGGCCAGCATTTATTTGATTAATTAATCTATTGGTATGTGAAACTTCTATTTTATTCGCAGCAGGATGCCCCCATGCTTCCACGCCTCGAACTATTGGCTCTACTGGGTGTTGTCCCCAGCCAGTGGCGTGTAAGTTTATATTATCTGCACTCTGGTCTGCAATTAATTCATCAAATGTTAAACCTGGATTATCGTCCGCCCAATGGGTATGATAGAGTGCGACCAGTTCATTGAACTGTTCTGCTTCTATTTCATTACCTCTTGCAATCGGAAACTTGGGCGCCATTGGTTACTTTACCCCAACTGCTACTTCTACCAAACCGATACCTTCTGTTGTCTTGTCTTCTAGAGCACGGCCAACAATGCGATACCAATCCATATACTCTTGCATTTCGTAATCTGTTGGAGCTCTGGCCACACCAGGCTCTTCGCTTGACAATAAACGTTGACCTTTCTTTACCTGTCCTATAACTTTTACAGGAACGCGGCCTTCTAGTGCAACTGCTACACGAGTGCCGCCTAAATTACTATTCATTAAATACGCAGGATCTGTTGATACTACACCAAATACATCTGGGCAAAATGCAGTTGTTGTCTGTGTTACTTCTGCTTCGCCACCAATTTTTAATACTGTGCCAGGCTCATACTCTGTATCACTGCTATAATATTCTGCAAGGTCAGCGTACTGTGCGCTTGTTGCAGTACCGTGAAATTTGCAACCGTCCGCAACTGTAATACCTGCACCAATATTGTTAAATTGTGGGTGTACTGTGTCATCTGCGTGAACTTCAAATTCTTCTGAACTAACAACTGCGATGATATTTCCTTCATCAAATACAAGCGTTACAGTATGATTTACATTTCCAATATCTTTAACAACTGCTGGCGCAACTGTTTCTAATCGTAGACCTCTCCATTTGCCGCGAGGATAGTTAATTGGGTCTGATACTGTATCCCCGTCGAAATAATAGAATTCACCGTCGTTGATAATGCCATCGCCATCTTTATCAACTTTTTTAAACCATAGCTGCCCCGGTACTGCTTTTGACTCAGCTGGCGGCACTTCACTGGCGAAGTTTTCCAGCAGGTGCAATAGATTCTCTGCCATTGCTTCACCATACCCGTACCAGTTTTTACCTACTAGCGTAATATGTGTATCTTTGTTAAGCGTACCGTCATGAACTAAAATGCTTGGTTTTGAGGAATCAAAATAATCTACTCTGTATGCCATATTATGAGCCCACCTTAATTCTTAACGTATAAACTACTTGTAGTTTTCTATTTGCAGATTTTTGAATTGGGTGGAAAATAATATGTGTTAGCGTTGATCCCAATTCATTAATTAATCCAATTTCGTCAAAAACAAAGTCAGTTTTAGTTGTTGCGGTATCTATATCATCTTGTCCTTCTGGCTCTCCATAGGAAAGTGTTGAAGTAACAACTATGTCAGTATAATTTTGTAACGCTGAATGGTATATAGACATAGAGTTATTAACATCAGTGGTTGATGTAATAGATTTTACATATGTTTGATTATATAAGGTACCTGCTGCATCTGTGACATTGGGCGTTTTATACGTTATTAGCCCCACAGAATCAATAGTTGTGCCGCCATTACCATATGCCATTTCAGTAATAAAATGAGACAACCCAGTTATAGGGTCTGTCTGATTTGTTAACAAATGTGCAATGGCGAGTGACATGTTTTCGTAGTTAATAGCGTTGTGTTTATCCAAAAGGATTTCACCACTGTCCACGTCTTTGATTAACACGTGTCCATCTACGTTAATAAATGATTTATCATTAAAATTGTTTTTCATTTTCCAAAAATCTCCGCTAATGTATTTAGCTAAAAATAATACGCTATGTTAATCCTGCTATGGGAGTTCGCCTTATAAAAGCACACCCTGGCCTGTCTGCTGTAATCTCTTTGATTCAGTGTCATCACCGTCTAATATACTTTCTCCTGAAAGCAAATCGTATCCATAATATGAATTATATGCAGCATCTTTGTAGAACGTGTCCTTGCTAAACGGCGTAGAATCAGTAATACTCAAATCTGTTACATCAATAATCTGTGTTCCTGCAGGGTGCTTCTTTGGCAATGTGTTGCCAACACCCCTTGTTACTCCATACAGAACGCCATTAGAATTTTGACTGTACTGTATTAATTCGCCATTTACGTATGCAAAGCCACCCAATGCTTTAAACGGGGCAGCGTCATCAACGATGATATTTTCATCACTGCTGGATATGTCAGCAGCAATAATTGCCTTGTTAGTATCCACTAGAGAATATGCCGCCACATTTCCTAGATTGTTAAGCATATAAACGTATGTTTTAGATGTTGCACCATATCCCCCAGCGTCGGTTGTTATTACTTTCAATGACAACTGTTCAATAATATCTACACCAATAGTCGTGTTTCTATATTCTCCAACTGTTTCATTCCAATTCTGAGGCTCGTTAAACCCTTGTCCAATAAACACATCATCTACTGTTGCGGTGAAGTCCCCACCGAATACTTCGTCTACATCAGGCCCATCTGAAAATGCAGAAGTATATGTGTCGCCATTGATAGTTATATTGTCATCAATAGTGCTAAAATCTATTATAACAGACTTTTGAACATTGTCAATCTCTTCAAAAGTAATTGGTAGAATTTCCTGAGCTAGATTTCTATCAAAAATAGTTCTAACTTTTGTATGGAATGGCTTTACAGTATTAATGTAATCCGCTACTTCGTCAATGTGTGACGATTTGTACTTTTGAATCATCGTGTTATTATTGTGTATTAAGGCAGTGTCAATGTCTAATTTAATATATGTTGTTTTATAGAACCAATCAACTTGATTGTGTGTACTTGCAACATAACGAACCATACCAAAGAATAACTTGTTAAAGTTATTAATAAAGTTATTAATAAACAAGTCTTCTCTACATGCTTTAATTATGTAACCCATATATATGCCAGGATCAAAGTCCCAAATGCCTTCCCATCTTGAATTATCCCAACCGTAAATACTATTTTTAAGATATACTAGGTCATTGAATTGAATCGTAGCATTTTCTTTTTCTACTAATTCCCATTCAGAAGTATTAGCATTCCATTGATAAATCTCATCTTGTGAAAGTCCGTTTGGTGCGTATGGCTTGTTTAAGCGAACAAGCGTATGTACAGACGTATCAACTAAATTTAGTTCACCTGTAGAGCCTACTATCTTACTAGGAACAGCATCAGGAATTCTGTTTGGCGAAACATATGTAGCCCATTCCCATGTATTATTCATATTGAATCCAGGGTGCAATGACCAAACAACGTCTGAAGGATCTACACTATTATCTACACTGGTACATACATACATTTTGCCTGTGTTGTTATCAACAAATGTATCACCAACGTGTGGGTCAGCTATATTATCCTCAGGATTACCTGAACCAAAAACTGTAGCAGGAGTAGTTATATAGAATGTTTGTGAAAGTATTCTATCCCATCTACCTCTAAAATCCTGCACTAGGTTTTGGTTTATCAATAGTCTATTGATGATACTAATTGCCTCGCGGCGGGCGTCCCACACATCTTTAAACCAAGCCTGTGCAAAAATAATATTTTCTGTAGTTATTCTTCTATTATCTCCGTAACGATTGTACTCATGAATATCAAAATCTGGGATAGGATATCCTGTAGTACGCTGTGTACCTATTAAGTTATCTTCTAGGCCAATGTACCAGTAGTCAGGTATCAGATCAGTTTCTTCAGAAATAGCTAGCCAGCTAGAATGTGATGTTTTTTCAGGTCGCATAGTTATTTGCAATACACTTGCGGTATCATTGACAAACAGTGATGCATTAGCCATAATCAAAACTGTTGCACTAATTGGGGCAAACCATACTAACCCGTTTGCAGCTGGATCAGCAATAATACTAGCAATGTCAGATACAGTTAAGCGTCTATTTTCAGAATTTATTGTGGTTTTATTCTTTACCCAGAAATAGTATACTGATTCATATGCTGATATGTTGTCGTTCCATTCATCTTCTTGTGTATAGTAGTATAGATATTCATCAGTCGTTGATACGTAAACTCTATACACTTCACCAGATGCAGTTACGCCAAATTGGTCTGCACTGCGTTTAACCTCAGATTCCCATTCATCTGGAGGAACACTACTCTTGGTCCATTCGTAAATATCTATAGAAGACCCGGGGAATTGTTTGCCCCAGACATTCATACGATATTCGTAATTACCTTGATCATAGTCATAATATTTGACTTTGCTAATATCCCACCAAACTTTTCCTACTTGATCTTCGCCCCATGCGCCGCGCTGGTTAGTTGTATAATTATCATCATTTGACATATTATAAATTGCCAAGTCAACAACTGAGCGATGATTAATTTCTCTATCAGCAACTCCAGGAATTACACCTCTAATAGGATCAAATAACTCAAATTCTCCCATAGTATATGATCTATCTGCGTCATATATAAGGACACTTTCAACTTGATTATCTTTAATTCTTTCAAAGTTACTGTATACTAAATCAAACGTTGTTGATGTGCTATTCTTCCAGACTAGATTACACTCTGCACCAAATTCATCGTGTGTTATCCAGGCGTAAGTACCTGGCTTCCAGTCATAATATGGAACCATATAACTACTTGATATTAAGTCTTCGTAATTATTAAATCTTGATGAACGTAATATCATAATACTTTCGCATTTGCCTGATTTTTCTATAAATCTATCTATATAGAATGATGATGGATCAGTTGGGTTTGCATTTGTTACCATATGAATACCATCAATGTTTGGCCGTGTAGTTGAATTCAATATCATTACATAATCACCAATTGCCATTGGATATGCTCTAGTATCACCAGTGTTGCTTTTTAGCGAAATTTTTGCATCATTACCGTCATCAGTTTCATTGCCTGCTTCAATTTCACCCCACATACGGAATGAATGTGTCTGCAACACGTTCCAACCAAAATATTTTGACGTAATAGTATTAGTTCTAGATTTTATCAATCCACTATCATTAGCTAACCAAATGTTGAACAACGCATCATCTTCTGTGTTAATAAGAGTCCAATCGCTTTCGTCAAATACGTTATCTGTTAGTCCAAAGTCAGCGTAATAAACTCCCGTTGGAATCGTTGCTTGATCATTGAATTCTCTGTCTCCTAGATTGATTTCTGCGTTTGCGGATGAAATAGTTATTCTGCCAGATATTAGTGATGCTACAACTCCTGGTATATCCTTAGCATTTATAAAGGCAACTGCTTCAGCTGCTGAACAAGACACATTAACAATGCCCGGTGTTCCAACAATTGTTGATCCTGGTAGTCCAAGTTGTGTTCTTGCTGTACCTGCAATTTCCAATGTTTCTAATGATGCCCAGCTGGTCTTTGCAAACTTCGTAATTTCAATTTCATTACTTGTAGTTTTAGTAAACAGATACCCACTTGTATTATAAAGAGCAATTTGTGAAAGAACATAGTCTATATCCATATCAACATCTACTAATATAATAGAAGTAGTTGGCAAATATACACTAGCCGTTATACCAAATTCACTGTTTCCGCTTGCATCGTTAACGGTAAAGGTATCATTGACTGTTTCTGCGCTCATAACAATATGCACTCGTGTACCAGCATCAATCGCCGTTACGCCTGCCACACTGCTATTGATAGCAAACTTTAACTGAGCTGAATCCATGGAATAAGTTGGAACAGTTCCTGCAAAGTTAACAGTTATTTCCTCGCCGCCAACAAATACTGGATCAAGGAATATTATGTTTTGCCCAACAACCATCCAGTCAGCAGGAGTGGTGTAAACAGTTGAGTCTACTGTTACTGAAGTTATATTGTTTGTTGACAAACTAGTTGTCAGTGTGTATGTTTGCTGTGCAGCGACCCCTGTTAAATTCTCAGATGATGTGCCTGTAACAGGAGTAGCAAATGTTTGTAGATCAACTATTGTTGTTGTTGAAGTCCCACTTACAAAAGTAGTAAAGCTAAGTGTCTTTCCAGTCACATCACTACTTGATGGGTTTACTTCAGTAACAGCATATGGATTGCCGTCATTTACTGCGTCTGGATCTATAATAGTCTGTTCTACTTTTCTTTCCAGGTTTATTTCTATTTCGTCAACAATCAAGTTAGCAGGAGACAGTACTACTGGGTTAGCTGAACCAGTAACTACGATATCTGGATATGAATATGATTGTTTATCAAACCATATCTTTACGCCGTCAATTTCAGCTGACGGAGTATCTGGATCGTCAATTTCGTTACGATGCTTAAACAGTACATCAGTAACGATTTCACTACTAGTAAATTCTAGAGGAAGAATTTCACTTAAAAATGTAATATTTTTATTTGCACGCCACAGATCGCCTTGGCGTCTTACTACGTCTCCTAGACGATACGGGCGTCTTGAATTCCATGTATCATAGTTTGCATAAACCGCGTTTGAATCAAAAACATTTTCAAGTTCATCAACAGTTAATGCTGCATAACGAGTGTCGCCTTCCTGTAGATTTCCTGCAACTGGCAATGAAAGCACGACTTCGTCCATTGGCTTCATTTGAAATTGTATATCTGTTTCTTTGTTTACGTAAACAATGTTATTACTTGACAGATCAATCAGTGATGGATCTTGCTTGACCATTGAACTATTAATTTCAAGTTCAGTGGCATGTTCTCTGATCGTGTCACCGTAGTGGCTGTGTTTAAACATCCATTCCTCATAAACGTCTACTGTACTACGCCCGTCGTTGACAAGATTTGTTCTGCCAATTTTTTCAACAATAGCATTTGTGCCTTTGTTTCTAATTACACCTTGATAGAATTTTGATACTACATTGGCAGGTAGGCCAAGTTTAAGTACCCAGTCACGTGTAATATTGCCTAAAGTCAGGTTTTCTGCAATAGTGTGATCTTTATTGAACTTAACAACATTGAAGTCATAGAAATCCATGACATCAGAAATTGCAGTGTCGTAGTTTTGAATAATGGTGTTGTTACTAACAAGATAGCCTGGTACTGTCTTAGTTCCGTCCCAATCTCTTGTTCTCTCCCCTGTTATTCTAAGTCTACCATGTCTTTGATTTTTTACGTCATCAAAAATTACATCACCAAATTGTGTGGCATTATTAAACAAAATACCATGTTCAAACGATACCACTGCTGATGCAACACATACAATATTTCTAGCTATAGGGGTTGTTACTGCCCCTTGCTCTTGATATTCCTTATACTGTGTTGAAGTGGATGATTGGTAGTTGTATGTGATATAACTTTCGCTATCTTCTTGAACAGAGATAGGGTAAAGTCTAGGATGTATTTGTATTTCAGTTGATGATCTAGTAATACATAGATCGCTGTGATCAATTGTAACTACGTTACCAACTTCATCATATGCAAGAATTTCGTTAACACCGCCGGGCATACTTCCGTATTCCAGTACTACGCCAAATTCTGGATTGAAAATTACGCTTGTACCAATTTCTACAGTATACTCCGTATCTATGTCAGCAAGAACTGCCCAGTTAGCAAAATCAAGTGCTTTGGCATCTTTTGTAGTTGCAAAGGTATATCCTGCTGTTTCCAAGTACTGGTAGTATCCAATTATAAAATTATATACATCCTGTGTTCTTGCAAGTATTGATCCAAACTGTAATTTTGAAATATTATCAGTGAATGTATTATATTTTTTAATTGTCTGGCCGTTTACTAGCGTAATAGTACTGAATGATTTTGTAGTGTCAACCGTGTAATATTTAAATTCCTGTTTTGATGGACTCACTCCTGAAATAAGGTATCCGCTGTCTTTCTTAGTAATGTAAATTTCAGATGCTACAATTAGATCAGACGGCGCACTCTTATTAAGAATTAAACTTCTGTCTATTTCTGTTATGGTAAACTTGCCAGATAGTCCACTTTCTGTTTCAGCTGAAATCAGGTTTGCTTTAGTGAATCCGCCAATTGGTTGATATAGTGATGTGCTTATATTTTTATAAGTGACTGGTATATCAACGCTGAACCCATTTCTTTTCGCATAGTTTTCTTGAAGCTGATTTATGCCACCAACCCAAAAATTATCAGGGCCCATACTTATTTTTAGTTCTACTGTGGGATACGAGTCAGAAACAAATCCCTCAGGATATTCAAGAATATATACCGGGGTCGCAAAGTATCCGTACCCGCGATTGGTCAAGTTGACACTTACCACAGTGCCTGTTTCATCTAGTTCAAGAGTCGCCGTAGCAACAATGTCATTTGTACTTCCGATAAATTTTATAGCTGTTCCTGCTGGAATTCCAGAGTCTGATCGTTGTATCAATATCTTTTTAATCGATAGTCCACTGTGTTGATTATGGTATTTCATATCCACATGTGATATGAGTTTGTATGAATCATAATGCAGCATTAAATCAGAATATGCTGATCTACTGAAAGTATTTGTTTGGAAAAAATCAGTCCATGCTTTAGTTGGATTTAATTTAATAACTGCATCAAGCAGTGCAGCTTGTCCAGATGTAGAAATTCTCCAAATGTATTCATCGTTGCCCCAATCGCCGAATTCGAATCTATTCATTTTATCTTCTTCAGCTGGGGTTCCTAGTACAAGCTCTGGGGACTTTATCTCGCCAAATTCATCAACTGGGCAGAAATTATCCCAATCCCAGTAATATCTAGCATAAAACAAATCTTGTGTTACAACATCACCTGGCTTGCTTACTATACCGTACTTTAGAGCATTTATCAAACTGCTTCTTTTTGTTACGTCAATCCAGCTGTAATGGTCTTCCCACCAGTCTGGCATTGTAGTAAACCCGAGCATATGCCATGGATATTTGTCTGGACGGTGGGTGCCAAATAGAGTAGTAAATGCGCCCGCCCAGTGTCCTGGCAACCGTGTATTTAGATGCCCTGCATGTGTTAATACAACATTACCATAGTACCAATCTTCAGGGTTATCTATGTCACGAGTGTTCTCGTCCAGTGTTCCTTTTTGTTTTTTCCAAAGATTATAATATTGAATTAGATAGTCGTCCAATACAGTTCTACCATACCAGGTTCCACGATGCTGGCTAGGAACGTATTTTGTAGGACTGTTATAACCTCTATTAAGTTGTTTTTTGTATCCTGCATATATTCTGTTTTCAATGTCAAAAATAACGGCGGCTACAGCATCAAATTTCGGACTTGAAATCTTGAATAGATCAGCATCATCTTTTATTGCATATTCACTACCGTCGTGACATATAATTTTACCTTTATATATTATTGGGCTATGCATAAACGACAATCCCAACTTTGACATACTGGCAGGTACGCCGCTGTGTTCATCCATATTATGATGATAGATTTTAACAATAATATTTCTACCATTTGTGAATTGATTGAATGATACGCTACTGTGTATTTTAATGCCATTACCAACGATGGTATAATCTGACAATTCTAATAATTTTACTTCTACTGGAATGTTGTCTAAGTCTCTATTGTGAGAAACATAAACATAAACATGGTCAGATATAAATGTGTCGCTATTAAAATAGACAGTGTCATTGATTGTATAAACAGTGTCAGGGTCTTCATTATAGGTATGATTCTTAGAATGAGACGCATGTGCATATAACATATTTGAGTTTGAATGTAGATCTATAGATTGATAGATATTGCTAACTTTTTCAATAACTTTAATAGTCAATTGGTCTACATTTTCAAAAGATTCAGACTTATAAATGCGCTTTGTTTCATTAATAAGTCTATTTTTAAACGAATCCCATTCATTTGCTTGTTCATAGATTGCTCTTGACACATTCATTGCATCATTAGAATATGAGAAATCATTCATTATGCTGACATCTTCATGCATGAAGATTTCGCCACCATAAGACTTGATGTTTGGAATCAGCTGGTAATTATTATTACCAGAACTATTTCCTTCAAAGTTTGGCATTGATTCAATAATTGATTTCCAATGCGGAAGTGTATCACTTAGTGTGAAAGTAGACACCGGGGTGTTAACCGCATTATGAGTATGCACCTCTGGAACGTGTATATTTTCTGAGATTTCGTTGACTGAGTTACTATAATATTTCAGATCAATAATATTTCCCGTTGCCTTAGGAAGTGAACTTTCAGGTATTGTTATACTTGTTCCATCTATAGTATATTGATCTTTTGATAAATGTTGTCCGTTAACATAAAGTTCATGATAAAAGTGATCATCTGATTGCACTACTGCAATTATTCCGCGGTTATTAACATCAGTGGTCCCGTAGTAGAAAAAATATCCAGGACTAACGCCGACGTTAACCCTTATATATGGTCCATCACGTACTACTGTAATAGGATGACCAATTGCTGTTTCAATATCTTCACCTGTTTCACCGCACCAGAATTTCAATTCCTGCGCTGGGGTTAAATCATGGAATACATATTCTTCTCCGTTACTTAAAATAATTTCTGGACACTGTATTCTTGCTCTATTATAAGTACCCTCGACTAATATTTCACTTGCTGTCACTCTTTCATTTAATAGGAATATTAAATATTCTTTATTAACAGCCCAGTTTAGTTTCCCTGCTGGTAAAACAGTTTCTACCTTATCTGCAATAACTTGTAAGTGTGTTTTTGCACCCAGTGGATATGCAGTTGGAATATAATTAGTGTATGATGATCTTCCTTTATTAAAGAAATAATAACCGCTTACTTCTTTTTCAATATTACTATTGTCTAATAGATAATGATATTTTTCAACATTAAGATTGTTGACAAATTCATATTCTGTTTTAATTACTAAGTCTTTGTAGGATAATGGGAAGCCTAATTCTTTATCGTTAATTCCTGTTCCAACTTTATAAGAAAATATTTTGCTGCCAGTAAAATCACTGCCTGGTAGAGTATCAAGCCAAACGTTATTATTTGTTTTCAATCTAAACAGTGGATGTGTATTTGCACTACGCTTGCCCTGTGCATTTTTTAGTTGTCCAGCCTCCGTGTAATAATCAGTCTGTGAATATACTGAGTCATTAAAGTTAGTAATTGCAGTGAATGAAGAATTTGAATCTGAAAGACTGTGCAGTAATTCAAGATTACCTGACTTCTTGATTAAATAAATGTTAAAATCACCATTATATGATTCTAGATCAAATACAACAATTCTGTTGACCGGTATAGTGTTACCATTGATTTCAACGTGTGTTGGTTCTAAACCATCATAAATTACAGTAGTATATGCAAGTGTACCTGCTTCAGCTGACCCAGAATCTGGATATTGATCAATACCTAAAACATAGTCAACATATCCTTTATAATTTGCATATGCGTCACTTGATTCAGCAACATCTGTTACTACTGCATGATGCATCTTTGTCATATAAGGATCAAATTCAATAATAGGACGTTTTGCTTGTTTCTCGTTAGCAAGCAATTCCAAAATATTGTAGCCTGTGGTATCAATCACAGTTTCATTGTCAATATTGAAAACATATCTTACAGTGTTTTTATGAATCCAGTGGTTTGCTCTTGACCATCCAGTTGACGCAGGGTCTGATTTATCAATAACAAGATAGTCTTTGACTTCTAGTTCTTTAAATTCTCCAGATACTTTTGCTTTGTGCTTTACAATATCAGTGTATGGATTGATTGTTAATTCATATGTTTCTGATGTATCAACAACAGTGATAGTTTCTTCAATTAACTTGAACTGAATCCCTAAACCAACGCCCGTAACAAGGTAGATTTTTTCTATTATATCAGGGTGATATCTAGATCCAGAGAACCTAATACGCATACCATTCTGTAAAGATATTTCTCCATGGTTGGTTTCAATTGTTGCATTTAATCTATTTGTCAAATTTGAAACTAAATTTATATCTGAAACATCTGAATTATCAATGATGTTTACCACTGGCAAATCAGGAACCCAATAATAGCTTCCGTAGTTAACAAGTTTGTCAATATTAATTGGTGGGGCAAAAACATACGCTTGTGTACTGTATGCTGCGTTGTATGAATAACTATCAAAATTAAACTTAATGCTATTGGCAATATCATCAACTGATATTACATCCACAATTTCACCGGCGCTATTTCTTGAAAAAATAGCAGGCTCTAAATTGTTTTCACTACCAGTGTTAATATAAATGTCATTAGGATCCTGCATGTCTTTGCCAGTGGTTCCGCCAACAAAACCCTCAATTGTTTCTAATGATCCTTTAGATATCATTCTATCTAATGTTGAATCTAACCATTTTTTATTAACTGGAGTTCTAAAGACTTTGGGAATAAAATCTGAAGATTTTACTGCAACACTTGGTCTTTTTCCAGCACGTGTTTTATTTTCTGGTCTCTCTGGATTATTTGATTTAAAATCATTCATCTTTATTATCCTATTGCCTTAATATTTTCTTTTGTAATTGTTTCAATAATCTCAATATCTGATATTGAAACATCTGGTATGAACATTTCATCAGTCATTGGTGTTATCTGGAATAGTGTACCAAATACACTGTCTTCGTTTTCAGGCACAATAACAAAACTACTAATAATGCCTGAAAGTTTTTTATGTACGTATGCTGCTAGTTCTGTAAAATAGAAAGTTTCACCAAAATCCCAATATTTTGAATCAAAGAATTCATATATTGCGTTTACTGTCAAACTCTTAATATCATTATCAGTATATATAGTACCGGCGATCTTTACAATTTTAAACACTGCTCTTAAATCATAAGTTGCTTTGTTGCCAAATAATACTTTATATTTTACTGGTCTGAATATAAGTGTATCACTAAGTGACTTCTTGGAAGTAGCAGAATAGAATTGTTGATTTAAAGTATCAAGCGTAGGCGGCAGAGGCGCAAGTGTATTGTCACTGTTACTGCTCTTAAGCCAATTTGTGAACTCTGTGTGATATGAATTTGTCAATGTGAATACATCAATGATATTTGTAAGACTTGGATCTATTAGCTCATTAATTGTTGGAACATGTGTCCACTCAAATCTCATATTACTTATAGATTCCTCGCCACCGGTTATATCATCAAATGCATCTGGATTATCAGGTCTACTGTCTATATCGTCATCCACCAATGTAATAAGTGCAGAATGACTGTAGAAAACTCCATTAGGATCGTATTGATATCCACTAACGTAGAACTTGTTGGTCATATTTCCATTTTCAAATACATCTATGGTATCTTTGATTTTCTTTTTAGAATAGCCGTCCAGTTTATATTCTTCAGAAGTGTTAGAGAACACGATCTGATCAGAATAAACTGCATATCTAACTTGTCTGTAAATTACATCATATGAAAATCTAGTAGTGTCTGCTGCACTACCTGTATGCTTTACGTATATTACCCAATCGTTAGAATCAAAGAAACTAGGCTGAGTCTCGGAGTATACAGGGGCGTTATCAACTAACCAGTTGCCTGATTCATAATCATAAGTTAATGCAAAGTCTTCTCTTTCATCAATTGCTGAAATGATATTGTTTTTTTCTGTAACTGTGAATTGTCTAGAAAATGCAGGATATATAATGTCTATTGTGGCACCATTTGGTACTTTACTATCAATAGCGATGGCACCAAGCCCCTCCACTGTAAATCCAGATGGCTCGTCTATTTGGTTATCAATTCCCAATCCATTTGCAAAAATGCTTGATATTTTAGCCCAATATACATTTGAATCTTTAGTAAATTTTACCATTGCTCCGGGCTGGATATATTTTGTGTATTTCACAGGATCATTATTTCCAGATATTTCGGCGGCGGCGTTTGTGAAATATCCAGTAACTGAATCATTTGTATTCCAAGTGTATCCCGTAAAAACAAAACTGTCTTTTAACTCTATAAATCTTGGTTTGAATTTTTGGTAATACAAATTAACAACTTCTTTATCTGACAGCACAGGCTTGATATAATTTTCATATATACTAAAACTTGATAGCTGCTGTGCTTCTGATTTAGAATTTATGTCACCTCTATAAATGTTTCCGTCGGTCGCAAAAAGTCTAACACTAGCATATTCTCCAGTTGGATCATTAAAAGTAATGTGTCTGCTATGACCGCTGTGAGTTCTGTTGATGCTTTTGATCTTCCTAATCTGTGTGCTTTGTGAAATTAGATAATTGTTATAATCATCAGCAGTAATCATACGATCCTGTGCTGCGTAGATTCTAGGAGCATTTTGTTTAATGTCATCTAGAGATTCAGAAATAGCTGCGTTAGTTACACCAACTTTAAGTTGTATACCTAATGTAAGTGTATATGTGTTGCCGTCAATACCAGTGTAATTTATATTGATTCGCTTTGATCCAACGTCATCAGGTCTTAAACTGTAGCTTGCGTTTTCGCCAGTGCGGTACCAGACGCGGATAATATCTTTTGGCAAATTACCAAAAGATTCATCACTAAACATGATGCTAACTTGATTATTTTCTCTGGTTTTTACTGCGAAAATATCACGAACTATACCTGGAATATTGTTGTATACTTCATTAAATCCCCACACATTATCTACTTTTGTCCATGTTTTTAAAACAGATCCACTTTCTGAAATAGTTTGCACCCATACATCGTCTTGGTTAATATTGCTCACATCTATATCTAATGTCATACCACTGATAGGTTTGTCAATGATAAAATCTTTAAATCCTAACGAACCCTGTTTGAATGCAATAAAGAATCCAGAAGTATTACTCATAATACCAGTGCCGTCATTCTTATACATGATATTAAATGCTTTAGCAGGATTTGGGTTGCTTTCAAATATTTGTTTTTTTACTCTATCATACTCTACGCCTATCGAATTGAATGGACGTTTAGTTCCTTGCACAACGCCGCTAAATTCAAAAACAATCTGATTTGCGGTATTGTTGAAACTGTAGAATTGTACGTTGGATCCAAGAATAGTTGCCTCTGACCTTGGATTACCAAATTGGTTACTTTGCATGAATGCTGCGTTTATAACACTGATAAAATTATCCAAGTTACTGTAATTGTTTCCTACTTCATAACGAATTTCTTTACCAGCAAGAGTTTTACCGTCACTACCAATAATATCTTCGTTTGTTTTTACGCTGATAACTTTTAGTTCACCACTAGCTGGCACATTGCGTCGTGGTTGATAACCTAAAAATTCTGCTAGCTTGAAAACAGCATCTTGTCTAGTTGCAGTACTTAGGAAGTTGTTACGTGAGTTTAGATCCAATCTAAAAGCTAGGTTATGTCCGAACTGAGCTACTACGTCAAGTAGTGCTACAAAGTCACTGGATTCTACCCAGTCGTTGAAACTTTCAGGATAGTTGTCTCTGATGTATTCTACCATTGACTGGCGAATAGTATCAAAATCAAATGCCTTGAAGTTTGCGTTTAAGTAAGAATCATATACAGCCATATAATCTTCTGCTGCAAATAGTCTTGTCTGTCTAACTTTTTGTGCCATTATGTTATTCCACTAATGTTGCTGATTCGCGGTCGAATTTAAGAGCAAGCACGGCGGTTTGGCCTAACGGAATATATTCTAATTCAACGTTAACTGTAATAGTGTGTGCATCTTCTACTATGTCAAGCTCTTGACTTAGCAAGTTCCACCTAGGATCATAGGAAACAACTCGTTCAACATCTTGTTGAATAAGTGAGGTTGTTGCGTCATCGATTGGCTGGAAAAGGTAGTATGGAATATAACTTCCAAAATCAGGTAGCGTCCACTTTTCTCCAGGTGTGATAGAGAAATGATTTCGTAGATCTGACAATGCCAGATCTATGTCTGTTAATGTTACACTTGTACAAGTGGTTCCTGTGTTTGATATGCCTATAATTTCCGCCATAATAATATTTATGCGGAAATTAACTGCTAAGATAATACCCAGTGTCTCCACTGGGTATTTTTAATTTGACATTCCGTTATGACGTTCGTCTATTATCAGGTGCTCTTCTGGCCACTGAATATAGTATTGCCAAACTGGATCTGGAATAATAACATCGAATTTCTTTGCGTTACTATTCATTTCGTGCCAGCTTGGACGGAAGGGAGTACGCAATGGTTTAACAAGCGACTTACCTTTTTTACTATTACACGGCATACATGCACTAACAGTGTTCATCCAAGTAGTACGTCCGCCCAATGCACGTGGTATCACATGGTCAATTGTTAAGTCACCTGAGTTAAATCTTTTACCACAATACTGACATTGGTTACTGTCTCGCAAATACAAGTTTTTGCGTGTGAATTTGGCAGTCATTGGAGATTTCTGATAATCGGTCATTATGACAACGCTGGGCATTTGCATTTCAAACCGTGCAGCATGTAGTACATGATCGTAACTGTGAAGTATTTTTACCTTATCTTGGAAATAAGACTTTACTGCATTCTGCCAGCTAATGGTGCTCAGGGGTAATAGACTTAGTGGTTGTGCATCTGCATTTAATAATAACACCCTGGCCATTTCATTTTCCTTAACTTGTCCGTTTCTCTTGATCTACTATCTGCCGTTTTCGTGCCTGTGTTAATCCTGATAAGAATCGTCGCGTCTCTACGTAATATATGTATTCAGCTTGTTGCTTTGCGATTGAATCTTTGATTCTATTTGGATAATTTCCTCTGATTAACTGTAGTCCACGTTCCTTTAATAAACTTCTGTCGGTGTATCTTCCATAATTCCCAAGCATCATTATCTTTGCTTCTGCTTGTGTTCTCATGCGATCAGCACCATTGTAAATAAATGCTGTTGCGATATAATCCCACTTGCGTTCTTTAATGTAGTCTCTGAGATCATATTTACATATGTCTGTTCCTACATATTCAAATCTTCCCGTAAAGTAATGAAGGCTTACCATAGCATCATACTGTGATTGCGTCATACTGTCAAGTGGAAACAAACTCTTAAATCGTCTTTCTTTGTTTTTAAAATCTTCCAACCAATAGCTATATGACCGTGTTTCAGTTAGACCTGCACCGTCGTTACCTTTTGTTGTATTATAACCAATACGCTTAACTCCGTCAGCATCAGTATACTGGTAGGGTATCCACTTATACTGTCGTAACGCAAAATTAAGTAGAAGTGGGCTTGCTTCTAATGTTCGAAATTCTTTTAACTCATTAACGGCTGTTTCATCAGTCACAGGATATATGCTAAAGTCCTTTAGCATATCTGCGGTAACGGTTGTGGGTCTAACTACGTAATTTGGCATTATACTGCTTTCCCTGATCCTGTTGTAAATGATTCCTGTACACCTGGTACACCGTTCCATGGATGGCGTTCTGGTACACGACTTGCAGCACTTTGTGAAACGCCGCTGTTTTCTACTAGGCCATTTGGCGTTGGCTTTTCAGCAGCATCAGCACTAGCGCCACTGTTTGAGTTAACTGTTGGCGCTGTCATTTTAATAGCACTAGTTGCTTTTAAACTTAGTGAAGCATCACTTTGTACGTTAGCAACTCCAACTGAATTCATGTGCAGAGGACCATCAGTTGCAGCACGTATGCCGTCACCACCCGCCTGAATGTTAATGCCTTGGTCTGCTTGCATATTGATATTGCCTTGCGCATGGAAATTAATATCCTGTGCTGATGCAACACTAAAGCTATTCTCACTATAAATGTCAATGCAGCCAGCTGCGTTCATTTCAATATGTGTGCTACCGCCTTGGTTAGTAATAAAAATAATACCAGTACTGTCGTCAATAAGTATTTGTCCACCACCAGGTGTGCGTATACGAATGTTCTGACTACCACTGCCATCAGCTGCGCCGTCATCCATTGTTAGTACTGCGCCGCCGGCAGTTGTGATGCCCATTACTTTACTTGGACTTTCACGTCTAGCACTACTCATGCTGTGACCACGTACATAATCACCTTCAAGACCTTGTTCTGTCAACTGTGCTGCACGTGCGCTATCAGCTGGCTTTGTTTGTGGATCAGTGTCGTGTGGGTTTTGTTCAGCTACTGGCCCTAATTCACCGTCCTTGTTTTCACCACTTGCATTGCCGCCCATATTATGATTAGTTGGGGCAGAAATTAGCCCTCCCATCAATACACCCTGCGGCATACTAGGGCTAAACTGTACAACTACGTTTGTGCCAGGCGCAGGTGGCTGTGGCCACATACCAAAACTTGATGTTGATGATCCAGCATCTTCGACGTCTTGTGATGTATTTTTTTGACCTGTCTGTCCTCCCATTGGGGTCACCAAAAGAATAGTATGCTCAGTAGGAGCAGAATCAAGTGAGCCCAATTCACCTATTCTAACAGTTATGCGTCCTGTATTGTTTACATCTTCATTGTTAACAACTGTAGCAGTATACATGCCGTTTAAAACATTTGTACTTGGTGCAACTCCACGGGGCGTTGGTGTTACGTTACCTGTTCTTGTTGCCATTATCTAAATCCCATCAATCTATTTTTTACTATCTCTGTAGTCAACTGTGTTTCTTTATTGCTTGTCAAAACCTGTGTAAATTTTCCATTTTGAAATCTTGAAACGATCCTTGAAACTCTGTATACTCCGCTAGTAGCTATGTCCAATCTTCCACGATGTTGTCCAATTGTAGCTGCAACTGATTCATGTGGTAGATAATTTAAAAATATGATAAGGCTGTCTTGGGTAGCACCGAGTCTACTATTAGTAATAGATGGCTGCCCGCCGTCGACTGTTCCAGGTAATCCCATCCAAAAAGGATCACCTTTGATTGTCATATCAAAAGTCATAAAAGTACTGTTCAACAATGCTTGGTTTTCAGATTCTTCTTGCAACCTAGCAGCATCAGTAGACCCCGTCGTTTCAGATACACGCTGTCGTGTCGAACTTGCGCCTGTGTAATCGTAAACTGGTGCTATTGTTCCTACCAGTGGGCGCAATACTGAATTTCCCAAAAATCCTGCTAATGCTGCAAATGGGTTTTCTGTAGATGTCGTTTGTGGCTGAAAGTCTTGGCTAGCGTCAGTGTAACCCTCGCCACGTGACGGTTTCAGTGCATTAAAATAATTCAAATCATATGATAGATCAACATTTAATATTTCAGTATTCATACTAGTGAACAAGTAATCATATCTTTTTTTAATCATTTCAGACATGTTACTTAGAAGTATATTTTGTCGTATAGGGTCCTGCCTAAACGCTGTCTCGGCCGCTGGATTGGTATCTGGTAAAACTTCAAATGATCTAAATAATATAACGGTGTATACTAATATTTCTTTTCTTTGATTTGTATTAGAATCCGTGCGGTCGTCTTCATATTGAATATCCAAGTTAACTCGTACATATGGGAGCGGGTCAGTTGGTCTACCTTCTGCTTGTACTGCATCAAACATTTCTTGATATCCAACAGATTCCTTGGTCAATGTTTCTTTAATAAAATTTGCTACGTTAGCATTGGGACCAATAGTAAACGCTTTTTCAAGATTTGACGTATTGGCCGTTCCATCTGAGTTCTCCGACACCCCACGCAATAGTGTTGGTAAAAGGCTTGTCATAGAAGAGTCTATTACAATCCTGTGTATTTTTTGAGGGTCTGCCTGTTGTGAAGCTTCAGTGACACGTATGTTTCTTTCGTGTTGATTCAACGTACTTTCTAAATTACTTAGAAAATTGCCAACAGTTCTAGCACTAAAATTTATATCAGTTGTTGTTATTGCACGTTCTACTGCAACTCTGTTGTTTAGGTTTCCAGTTATATGATAACGAGCCCCTTCTGGACCAACTGTTGCAGTCAGACCGGTCAGTCTAAATGGGTAGAAAAATTTTCCAGGATAGGTGGCCGGCGCACTTGATCCTGATGTTCTTCCTTTAAATTCCAAACGTAATACAAATAATATATTTTGCATCGAACTTGCATTCAGAGTATTACTGTAACGTAAAAGACGGTCTGCTAACTCAAACCCCAGTGGTTCTGTTAAGTCAAAATCAATAATGCTTGTTTGTACTGCGGTTGCCGCATCATTACTGACTAGCATACTATTAAGCACCACATTGTCAATTAGATATGAAGTAGTAACACCTGACTTTGCTATAAGTATGGCTTTTCTGGTAGCTAGTGCGCCTTGATCGTTGGTTAGATACGTCATTGGGCTGTCAGACACTTCTGCCGTGACAGCATATAATGCAAAATTGTATGTAGGACTGTCCACACCGGACATCCAGTTATCTAAAGTTGTCATTATCCAAACCTTGTCGGTACTGTTATCTTCATACCACCTACAAAATCAATAATTGGATCTATAAGTGTATCAGGATTAAACTCTGCAAATACCCACCATAGTTTTGAATTTCCGTACAAGTTGTAGGCGAGTAAGTCAGGTCTATTATTAAATTTGTTTTCTATTATAATATTTGTTGTCTCAAAATCAGATGTATTAATAATTGGAGAAGTGTATATGTCCAAGTATTTGTTATTGACAATGGGTGTAATTCGATAATTACTGTCTGGTCTATATTCAGTTGCCATTAAATCCAACCTTTCAAGTTATAACCGCTTTTATACCCATCTGCGCTGAATGATGTTCTAACTTTAGTAGGGGTATATTGCGGTGTCAATTCTAAACTGACAATAAAGATACTAGGAATGGTAGACTTACCGCCAGGTACAGCTAGCGTGACGTAATCACTGTCTTCTGGCAGTGTATAACTAAAGTTCTTTATAATGACAGGAACATTATTTGCATGTAGAGTACCATACGCACTAAACACTAGCACACTTGGAGGTACCCCTGGATTAGATGTACGAGTACCAAACTCTGGCTTAGTAGCAGCTTTGAAGAAGTGTAGCGCCGCTGCACTGTATTTTGCCTCTGCTTCTGTTTGTGCAGTAAATGTACCAGTTAAACTGATGGTAGGGTTGTTTGTACTTATAAAGTAGTTTTGTTGATATACACTGTGCGTCATATCATACGTACCGTAGTTAACACTATGCCCAATTTGTATAGTTGGTGTATAAGGAAATATAACCCCCTGTTGACTTCGCAGTGGTGCCAAGATACCACCAAAGCCAGAAAATCCCGGCGCAAGTAATCTTACTTTTTGGCTACTTTCTACGCCACTACTCATTGTTTCAATCTACCTTCAATAAAGTTAAAAATCTCTTGGTCGAACTTGCCAAAAAACTGTTGGAAAACTTGCGCTTTCTTTTTTGGATCTGCATCACTAGCCATTGTGTTGCGGAAGTCTGTTGCGCTCATGCCTCCTGCTTCAACTGGCATTTTTACAAAGTATACGCGATTTTCATCAGCAGCTTGTAATTCATCTGCTGCGTCAGGCAAAGGAGCAAGTGCGCCGCCGCTCATCAAACGATCGTCATCTTTTTCACTAAACGCTAACACAACCGCAGTTTCATTTGGCTTGCGTCCTGCTAGTTCTACACTTGGGCGATATGGACTAGTGTTTAGGATATGATTTACTGGAATGCCAAACATCTTACTAATGATTGCTTTCTTCTCATCAAAACTAAAAGGATTCTTACTATAGTCGCCTGCTAGATGTTGTTTTTGCGCATCCTTGCTAAAAGTTGTAGCTATAAATACATTGTCAGCGCCAAAGCGCGACACCAGCTTTTTGTACAACGAAAAGTGTCCTTGGTGCATAGGCTGGAATCGTCCACCGTAAAATACGGTGACGTTGTTAGTTTTACTTTCAGTTATAAGGTCATGATAGCGCATCTGAGTTCTCCTGTATATTGTATTTAGTCTTAAAAAATACCGGTTGACTTATGCGTGTGCCAATGTTATATTGAAAGTTATTAGGAGAACCATAATTTATGGCAAGATCAACTACACACTACCTTTCCAATAAAGAACTATTAAAAGAAATACATAAAAGTAAAATGAGCTACTGTTGGGTTAAAGATGAGAAATACTATAACTATGATTACATCATTGTATCAACAGATGAAATTACTCCTGAATTGATGCAGCTTGCAAAAGAGAATCGTGCCGCAAGATTGCAAAAACTTGCTTATGATGCTGGAGTAATAGCATGGGAAAAGGGATTGTCAGGTAAAAAGACAAAGCCACGTTCAGCTGACTATGCGGGGGATGTAGAATCTATTGCTGATACTGATGTTGTTTTTAGACTTATGACATTTCAACATATCCCAGAAGAAAAACGCAAGACTAATCCAAAAACTGAAGCTGATAACTATTCCAAATGCAATTTTCCTCCATACAAACACATCGCAGTTGTCGACGGTGAACTAACAGAAGTTGCACGTAGTCATTGGCAGGGTGGGTTGGACAACGGTCACTTTAGCGTTGAACATGGTAAAACAAACAACCGGTTAGCAAGCATGTATATCAAGTTATGCGAACGCTACAGTATGCGCGGCAACTGGCGTGGATACACATACGTAGATGAAATGCGTGGACAAGCACTACTACAACTAACACAAATTGGGTTGCAGTTTAATGAAGCTAAGAGTCAGAACCCATTTGCGTATTACACTGCGGCAATCAATAACAGCTTTACACGTGTTCTTAACTTAGAGAAGCGTGGACAAAACATTAGAGACGACCTGTTAGAACAAGCAGGTTTAGACCCAAGTTCAACCAGACTGTTTAGTGCAGAATGGGAAGCAATGCAACGAGATAATCTAGAGTAAGAGCAGTAATACATGATGTTTGATGAAGCGGTGTTGTTCACCGATATCCACTTTGGTATGAAAAATAATAGTCGTCAACATAACGACGATTGTGAAAACTTTATAACATGGATGATTGAAGAATCACACAAGCGTGGCATTCGCAAGTGTTTCTTCTTAGGTGACTGGCACCACAACCGTGCTAGCATTAACGTTAGTACACTAAACTACACTACCAGTAATCTACAGAGATTAAATGACGAGTTTGACGAAGTCATAATGATTACTGGCAACCACGACTTATATTACAGAGAGAAACGTGAGATTCACAGTATTCCAATGGTGGATCGCTATAAGAATATTCGTATGATCAATGATGGGATCTACGAAGAAGATGGCGTTGCCTTTGTTCCTTGGCTAGTGGAAGATGAATGGAAAAGACTAAAAGAACTAAAATCGAAGTTTATTTTCGGCCATTTTGAACTTCCTAATTTTTACATGAACGCAATGGTTCAGATGCCAGACCATGGACATGGTTTGAAAGCTGAAGACATGCATCGCGCGGAAAAAGTGTTTTCAGGACACTTCCATAAGCGTCAGGAACGAGGCAACGTCATCTATATGGGTAATGCTTTCCCGCACAACTTTAGTGATGCGTGGGATGATGAGCGTGGATTGGTTTTTCTAAAGTGGGACGGTACGGTAGAATACAAAACTTGGCACGGTGCCCCAAAATATCGCAGCATTGCACTCAGCAAACTTATTGACAATCCTGACGAAATATTGTCTAATAACACTTATTGCCGCATTAGTTTAGATGTTCCTATCAGCTATGAAGAAGCTAACTTTATCAAGGAAACATTTGCAAAGCAGTACGATCTTCGTGAGATTGCACTAATGCCTAGCAAGAAGGATGACTTGTCACAGGAATGGCAAGGCAGTGGAGATATTGAGATTGAGAACGTTGACAGTATTGTGCTAACGCAACTTAAAGCTATTGAAAGCACAACTATTCGCAACAGTTTACTAATTGATATCTATAATGGACTAAACAAATAATGCTTAAAGTTAAAAATATTACTGTGAAGAACTTTATGAGTGTTGGTAACGTAACACAGGCTGTGCAGTTTGATAATGCTGGACTTACACTTGTGTTGGGTAACAACATGGACTTGGGCGGCGACGGTTCACGTAATGGTACTGGTAAAACAACTATCATCAACGCATTGAGCTTCGCACTTTACGGTAACGCACTATACAACATTAAAAAAGATAACCTTGTAAACAAGACAAACAACAAGCAAATGCTTGTAACTTGTGAGTTTCAAAAGGATGGCGTCAACTATCGTATTGAACGTGGACGCAAGCCCAACGTGTTCAAGTTTATTGTTGATGATATTGATAATACAGCCGATGGCACTGATGAAATGCAGGGCGAGGGTAGGCTAAGTCAGGAAGCTATTGAACGTGTGCTGGGTATGAGTCACACCATGTTCAAGCATATTCTAGCACTTAACACATACACTGAACCATTCTTGAGTATGCGGGCTAACGAGCAACGAGAACTTATTGAGCAGCTACTTGGTATTACACAACTTAGTGAAAAGGCTGATATTCTTAAAGAACTCGTTAGAAATACTAAAGACGCCGTTCAGGAAGAAACATATAAGATTCGTGCTATTGAAGAAGCAAACGAACGTATTGGCGGTACTATTAAAGACTTGGAACGCCGTCAACGTGTTTGGGTTTCTAACAAAGAAAAAGCTATTGTTGATTTGGGTATTGAACTACTAGCACTGGAACATATTGATGTTGATGCTGAATTAAAAGCACATGCTGCGTATGATGTTTGGCAGGATCGCAAAACACAGTACGATACACTTACGAGTGAAATTGCAAAACTTACTACTGCTAAAGAGCGTGAAACAAAACGTCTACTTAAGGCAGAAGAAGATTTGTCAGCAGCACTTGAGCATAAATGTTATGCGTGTGGACAAGAGTTACATGATGAAGCGCATGATAAAATCGTTGCAACAAAAACTGAACTCGTTGCAGAATCACGTGGAATCGTTGCAGAAATAGAGGAATCGTTACATGATTATATTTCCGGACTTGATCTCATTGGTGATATTGGGCCTGCTCCAAGACTCCACTACAACACTGTACAAGAAGCATACGAGCACCAAAGCAAACTAAGTAAAATTAAAACAGATATTGAACGCAAGGAAGCTGAAGCTGATCCATATGAGGAACAAATTCAGATTATGCGTGATACTGGATTGCAGGAAGTTGATTGGAACGAAGTTAACCGTTTGGACGATTTAAAAGAACATCAGGAATTCCTGCTTAAACTGTTAACAAGTAAAGACAGCTTTATACGCAAAAAGATTATTGAACAAAACTTGAGCTTCCTAAACAGTCGCTTGGAATACTATATTACTAAACTTGGACTTCCACATGAAGTTCAATTCCAAAGCGACCTAAGCGTAAGCATTACACAGCTTGGACAAGACTTGGACTTTGATAACCTTAGTCGTGGTGAACGCAACCGTCTGATCCTAGGACTTAGCTGGGCTTTCCGTGATGTATTTGAAAGCATGAACCATCCTGTTAACTTGATGTGTATTGACGAACTAGTTGACAGCGGCATGGATACGGTTGGTGTTGAAAGTGCGCTGGGCGTTCTCAAGAAATTGGAGCGTGACCGCAGCAAGAGTATCCTGCTCATTAGTCACCGTGACGAACTTGTTGGGCGTGTAAATAATGTATTACAAGTTACAAAAGAAAACGGCTTTACGACATTTAATACAGAGATTGAGGTTATTGATGCATGACCTCAATCTTTAAAAAAACAAATGCTTATTATCATTATAAATTAAATTATTTCTTTCACTATACAACAAAATTTCATTTCTCAAATTGGCCTCTTCTTTATTCCACAACTCTTCTTTTTCAAAACAAGCAAAAAACTCTTTCCATACTCCCCAATCAATATTTTTAAATAGATCTTCCCAATAGAAAACATTTTTTATATATTTTAAATGATTAGGACTTTTAGTATACCATTTATAATTTTCAAATACCTGCTGTTTTCCTTTTGATATTCTAAACATGTCTTCTGCTGTTAGCGTTGGATCTGAATGAATATGCTTTATAGTACACAGCGTAAGTATTTGTTCCATTGAGTCAACTTCACGTGGTTCGATTGCTACTATTTCATAATTAGGAATATGAACATCGAATTCCGCCAAGTAATATGGATCATGAAAATTACACACATATGGTTTACTATCAATAAAGCTAAAATCTAATTTCGATAACAACTCATTATGTATTTTTAATTTGAGATCAAAATCAATTTCCTTAGCTGACGCATCCCTATCAACAAAATTATAAGAATTAATAAAAAAATCAAAGTAAAAAGCAAATAGACCCATTTTAGAAATTATAGAGATATCTTTAGATATAGAAGCATACTCAGCATTGAATATTTTTTTATATTCTATCATTGTACTCATATTATCTTTCAAAAATTGTTCAGTTAACAATCTATGTTGTGAGTTGTTTTTAACTTCAGATATACAGTATAAGTTAGCAAAAAATTCATTATGAGGCAAAATTCTAAAATTATCTCTATAATTGTAATAAAGCAAGTAAAAAAGAAAGTTCCTACCCACCCCAGGAGATGCTATAAGATCTTTTCTAAAATGCTTGAACGGATGTAATATCATAAAGGTATTTAATAAAAGAAGATAATTATATAATATGAACAAACAAGAAGATGATGTTGACATTGATATTAATGATGCTATACTGATAAAAGGTATAGGATATTCTTATGCTTCAATATCATACGATAAAGGCGATAAGATAACGTCTGTTCGTCGTATTGAAAATAAAGAGCTATGGGACATACCCGTGGACTTATACTCAACGAAAGTAAAAAATTTGTTGGCAGTAGATATACTGCAACAACTTAAAAAAATAATATATGACAAGCAAGAGTAAAAACAAAGGCAAAGGATTTGAACGTGATGTTTGCAAAATCCTAGGCAAAATATACGGTGACAATTTTGAACGTGTTCCACATAGTGGAGCGTTTGTCGGCGGCGTCAATGCTGCACGTAAGAGTACACTTACGGAAAATCAAATCAAGGCATTTAAAGGGGACATCATTCCACCTGATCACTGGAAGCACTTCAACTGTGAGTGTAAAAATTATAAGGATTTCCCCTTCCATCATTTACTACAAAATAAATCAATTCCATTACTTGAATCCTGGCTTGAACAAACACTAGACGCACACGACAACAGAGATATTGATCTACTTTTTATGAAGTTTGATCGCAAAGGCATATATTTGGCATTTCCAAAAAGACACAAAACCAAATTCTACTTAGACAGGCACATTACATATCAAAGCGAAAATCATGGCCACTGGACAATTACATTCTGGGAAGACTTTAAGTCTGTATCAGTTAACACGCAAGCTATAGAAACAATGGCTATTAAAGGCACCGATTAACCCCCCCCAATACTATTAAAGGCTACTACAAACTAGACATAAGGTTGGCACGCCAGTAATCAGTGCCGCGAATCCGTTCTGATGTGAGACGGTATGCAAATGGTTTATCTAGTTAACCGCTTCAACAGACTATCCCTGGTGACGTCAGGGACGCCTTAAGCACACTGCTTCTGTTGTCGTAATGGTTTTTAAAAGATCAAGCTCTATTGACACTAATATCTTGAGGGTAACTGGATATGCTGATACCATGGCATCCGGTGGTCCTGCGCTGTTTAGACGCATCGTAATAGGAGGTACAGCTCAACCGCCTCTCCCTGTAGTAAGGTTATGTTATGGTAATGTGGGCGTTTGCGAGGCATGGGAAATTTTCCTAACTTACAAATTTCATTCACACTTTGGCCTGTATCGGGCTTAGTGTGAATGAATACTCAGCGGGAAGAATATAATATAAGATTAAAGTATTATAACGTTAGATATGATATATGATCAGTATTAAAGATTTATAAACATTCAACAAATTAATCGAAGATTAATGAAGTTGAAATTGCTCGAAGAGCAATTGATACGATTAATAAATATCTTTAGCATAATATTACTTTTGGTGATAATTATGACTGATAGAAAGATAATCCCAATGACATTTGAAGAGTTTTGTCAGGCCTTCCTAAAATGGTCTGAAGAAATTATCGAAGCAAAAAAATTCGATGGTTTTCCTATATGTCCATATGCTAGACATGCACGATTGAACAATCTGGTACAGTTTATAGATGCACGTGAGAATGTTTCAGATCTAAACAAATTTGATAAAGAAAAATATGAAATAGGAGTTGCTTGGCTAGGTGATAATAATGAATCACTTGTTACTACTGAAAAATACTGTGAATACCTTTCAGAACTACACCCAGGACTATTATATTTTACAAGTACCCCGCAGAGTGGTTATTTTGCAAAAAATTTCACCAATTGTGTCTTTATACAGCTTAAAGATGATATTTTAGAAAAACGAGGACAACTGCATAACACAAAATATTATGAGAGTTGGCCAGCTGAATATTATAAAGCTATCACAGGACAAGACAAATTATCTTGATTTGCGTGATTTCTGCATAGCTAAACTACGTTCCTCATTACGTTTATTGATTGTTTCAATAAGTATACGTATTGCGGGGACTGGCATAGTCATCACATCTTGATAGCTTATAGCGCCCCCACTATGTAGTATTAGATCTGTATATGATGTTTCAGTAGCATCATGATCTTTGTTATAACGCTCTATTATTTTTTCAATAGCCTGCGGCTGACTAGTGGAGATCAGCCTACGAAAAAATTTGCAATATCTAAATCAACATCAGTTGACCAGCCATGTCCGCAATGTTGACATGTGGCTTTAAAATTTGTATCAATCGCTGGTTCTGAAAGTTTTTCAACTAGAGCTTTAATCTGTTCGTAATCAGATTTTGTGATTGATTGTAACCATTCACCAATTGTCTCTGCATCAGAAACAGTTTCTCCCGCAGCAGGAGTAACTGATGTAATAGAATTTGCTACTAGTTTAATTGTTAGTTCTGCCAATTCCACAAAAGTGCGGCCAAATATCTCGCCCCTCTGATCTTCTTCAATATCAGCTGAAATTAAACTTTCAATCATTTTCTTTTGTTTTATTTGTTGAATTTGCAACAGTGTTCTGTCTTTAAGATTATATGGCTTTACATCTACCTTAAAACCTTTTTCAAGAACAACGTGATCATCTATTTTAATTTGCCTTGCTGATGCAAGTATCCTATTAGCATCAACTGCTAACATGTTCATTTCAGTACACGCTGGACATTTGATGTCAACATTTAAATCTTTGCCATACGTTGCTTGTCTGATAGCTAGCAGAATAACCAATAAGTCATTTACTGGGACAGATTCAGGATTCATAATATCAGGGCAACAGCTACGAATAATAGCAGTAGTTGCTTCACCGTTGAACAAGGCGTCTGGCGTCTTTGTAATCAATTCATCTCTAGCAGTCATAGCATATACTGCCAAGTCGCCATCCACACTTAATTTTGGTTTAGGGTCATAATACTTTCCGCCACTTGGTAGAGTGACGTATAGTGAAGGCTTTCTATAAGCCTGAATTAGTGGGTTAGACATAGGGGTTTTCTCCAAATAAATACTATAAGTATTTGCATTATAATATATTTATGCCATTATATAGGTAGTTAATTTTGAACATTGAGAAAGAATTAAAACGTATTCATCAACAATACAAGTGGGCTAGCGAGCAGACTTTGGAAAAAGCCATGCGAACAGTTGGTATGAATACTGCTCAAGTTAAAAAAGCTATCGATTCAATGCAAAGACAGGGTGATAACGCTCAAGATTTGCTGAAATTGATTAAAAATGAAAAATCAACAATTGATAAATTAACTTCAAATGTAAAGAGTATAAATGAAGTTATAAAAACCAAAATATATGAGAGTGATGTAAATCCTATTAAGGCAACTGCTGAATTAGTAGAAATGGCCGCCGGCGGCATCGCTAATTTCGGTAGTTCTAGTAATACAGCAATGGGCGCAGTACCATCTACATTGCAGCGTTTAGGAGGAGTAACTACTGGAGTCGCAGGTGTTACCGCCGCTACTGCTGGTGTATTAGCTATATACGGTGAAATTTTTAGTGAACAGGAAAAAGTTCTTCGCGCAGGTATTGACATGGGCGTTTCAATGGATCCTGACAAATATACAGAAATGGCAGATACATTTGCTAATCTAGGCCAATCAATAAATGAAATATTTGCTGGTTACAGACGACAGATGCCTATGTTAGCAAATCTTCCTGGTACAGCAGGCGACAACTTAATCAAGTTTGCTAATTTCGCCAATGTTATAAAAAGTGATAATGCATTTCCTGATTTTGGTTATACGGCTAGGCAAGTTATGAGAAGGCTAGTGGACGAAGCAGAGATTGTCAGACGATACGGTGGACTAGCAGATATCAATAGTCAGTCTGAACGTGTATTGTACGATAGATTTATTAAAAGTTCTGTTACAGCTACTACTATGGCTGATCTTCTTGGTGTTAAACGTGATGATCTATTAGAAAGAAGACAAGAGGCCGCACAAGACATAGACTTTACAGTAGCAGTGAGATTTGCGCAATCTGATATAGTTGAAAGATTTGGACAGATCGCTTATGATAATATAATTGATTTTCAAACAAACGTAAACACTGTCTTTGGTACTATTTTTGATGGTAAGTTTGCTAATGAAACAACAAGTCTAATGACACGTGCTATAACTGACCAAAATTTTGGCGACGTGATGGCAAACATGAGTCCTGAATTAAATCAAATTTTAAATTTGATGGGAAACAATGTTAAAGAACAATACGTAGCAATGATTCAATCAGCAGTTCGTGGAAATTTAAGTGGAGTTGACGCTGACTTAGCTATACAAGGATTCATACAATCAGTTGCACAATCTACCCCTATAGAATCTATAGGTAACATATCTGATCCCATAATACAGGAAGTTATGGAAATGCAAGCACAGGCACGTATTGCTCCTGAGGCATATTTAAATGCTACGAGATCATCACTTGAACAACATCGCAACAACGTTGCAGCATATACAGAATCAGCTGACGGTATTGTAGATGGCATGGATAGTATACGTAGAGCGTTTTTACAGATATCAAGAATCGCGGCCCCAGGGTTTAGTACTACTGGCACAATTGTTGGCGGATTTGGCGACACTATATTATGGTTGACAGATGTTATTGGGCTAGTATTGGGTCCATTGGTTAATTATGATCCAATAACTGATGATGAAGGCACAACAGGTACACCAATAGCACCACCTAGACCTAGATGGTGGCAAAATAATGGATTTATATCAACTAGTCCTAGACACCCGCAGCGAGTTTGGGACAGTCAGTATGGTGAATACTTTGAATCAGATGGTACACTTCGAGCAGGCGCTGACCCTTACGCCGCCGCTGCCGCTGTAGCACTTGGTCCAACGGGCGCAATGAGCGCAACGTTAACTGGTGTCGCTACTGATCCAGGCGCAGGCGGGACATTAAAAAATGGTAGATTGACTCCTGGAGAATTACAAGCAGTCACAGGAGGCGGTAGACTTCGCGTAGGAGCGGCTGATGCGTTTAATAGAATGGTTGCTGCCGCCGCGGCAGATGGTGTTACCATACAGGCAAGTTCAACGTACAGAGACTATGAACGCCAACTACACCTCTGGAATACATCAACTAGACCGCTTTCTGAAAGACGTAGATGGGTAGCATATCCAGGCGGATCAAACCACGGATGGGGTCTTGCATTTGATGAAGGTACAATATATAGACAGCATGAAGCAGCCCCACAATATCAGTGGCTTCGCCAGCATGGCATGGAATATGGTTTCTATCAACGCATGGCACATGAAACTTGGCACTGGGAATATACCGGTGTACCTGGCACAACTGATGTTACTACTGCTGACCCAGATGCTTCAGCTATTCCGACCGCCACTGCACCCGCAACAGTGCCAGAGCCAACAGTTGAAACATTTACTGAACCACCGGTCACACCTGCCGTTCCTCCAGTAATCCCCGCTAGAGATGATGGCGCAGTACAACCAAGCACTACTGATGCTACAGTTGATCCTGTGGTTGAAGAATTACTTGAAGAAGAATTAGAGTCAGCATCAGTCGTTGAAAGAGCATGGGCATCTATTAGATCATTTTTCGATGATGAAGCAACGAATGAAAGGGCCGGTCAATAATGGTATCCCCTATTGAAAATGCAGTACTTACACTCGATGCTTCATATCCATGGGCAAGAGAAGCTACACTTGACAAGGTATTTGCACATGCAGTTAAAGCTAATTTATTGATAAATCAAGCCATTGTTCAAATGGGTAAGGGCAATGACATTACTGATGATATTGTTAACGCATTTAACAAGGAACGTAACAGTGCGTTGACAGGTATATTAAAAAAATCGTCTGATGCATTTTTAAAAAGTATTGGAGGTATAGGCAGAGATACAAATCCTCTTTCTACAGTCGCCAACATTGCTGAAGATTTTGCTTGGGCATTACAGGAATCATCTAGTGATTTAGCTAGAAATAGATTCATTAGAACACTTGCTCCTAATGTTTCTAGAGCAACTGTTGTTGTTGGTGCTGCAATTGCAGGTACTTTTACAGTAGAACGCATGATAGCAGAGTATGCAAGTGAACAAGAAAAATCATTGAGAGCAATGATAGGACTTGGCATTGTTGCTAGTGATTTAGAATTATACACGGACTTTAGAGAGTCAGCGGCGAAATTAAGTATGAGCCTTGGTGTCATGGTTGAAACACTACAGGAATACAATATGACGCTGGCGAGATTAAGTGGAAATACTGTTGACGGTTATACCCAATTTTTAGATTTTGCCAACAATGTAGATAACGGATCAGCAGGAATAGCAGACTTTGGATATAGCGGACAACAACTTGCTAGAAGATTAGCTGAAGAAGCACGTATATTAACAAGATCAGGACAGATAGATAGTCTTAATAATAATGCCAGATCGAAGATAGCAGATAGTTTTCAACGTGTAACAGCGTTTGCTATTGGTATGGCAAACGCCACTGGTATTGAGAGAGACAAACTATTAGAAGCACGTGCTACTGCTCTTAACGAAACATCTCACATTTTATCTATCAATAAATTTGCAAGTCTATTGATAAACGACCAAAATGGAAATGCTGTGAGACGTAGTGAAATGGCATATGGTGAACTTGCACAAGTGGGCGAAATGCTAGGCCCTGATATGGCAAAGATGTTACTGCAATGGGTTGACAGAACACAATATGACATCGATGTTAACACTACTGCTATAGATAACATTGAACAGACGTTATATGACACCTTATCATTCTTAGGCCCTGACGCTGTGGGAATATTTGCTAGCATTGTTGAAAAAACAGCATTTGGACATTATGAAAATCCTGGTGAGTTGTCTTATGATTTTCAGCAATCATTATTATATCTCAGGGAATCACGCCCAGATTTCAGAGTAACATTTAATGAAACAACATTAGCATCTGGGCACGTAAGAGATATGGCGTGGCTCGCCGCAGAAGAATTTATGAGTGCATCTCAATCACAATTAAACTTTACGCCTGAACTAGTTGCTAAGGAAACAACTACAGCAGGCGCAGCTATACAAGGAATTGATGATGCACGTGAAGCAATGTTGCGTGTTTACACTATACTAGCACCTAACTTTGAAACAACAGGTAGCATGGCCAGTACGTTTGGTGATAAATTATCTTCATTACAGGATATCTGGAGTGATATATTTGATGTATCAGAAATAACTGTGACTACGAGGCAGGATCGTGCTGAAAGAGCGAGACAGGATCGTATAGCAGCACAGTCATTTTTGCAAGGTAAAACTGATTTATCATATGATGAAGCAGTACGATTGACACAATCAATGTATGAACAGACTGGCGTTACCGGAAGTGGGTTTACGCCCGGAGTTGCAGGGATAGTTTCAACATCATCCGGCGCCTCCGGAGGTGGGTATGCGCCTATTAGTGTTAATTCAAACCAACCATGGGCACAAGATAGAGAATTTTTAGCAGAAGTAGACAGAATATCACAGCGTTTTGGGTTCAATCCAAATGCGCTGTTGGGACTTATGGCTTCTGAAAGTGGAATTAATCCGCAAGCTAGAAATCCAAATGGAGGAGCCACAGGGTTAATACAGTTTATGCCTGCAACTGCACGAGGCTTAGGTACAACTACAGATGCTTTAATTCAAATGAACCGTGCGCAGCAAATGGTTTGGGTTGAAAAATATTTTGAACAATACGCAAGCGGTTTAGCCGGCGCAAGTGCAGGAAAGCTATATGCATATGTATTCTTACCTGGCAGAGCAAGAAGAGATGTGTTAACAAGTCGAGGTGAAAACTACTATAATCAAAACGTTGGCTTAGATATGAACCGCGATGGTGCAATAACTATTTCTGATCTAGATGTGAGAATTGCGGAACATGCAAGACAGCGAGGAATTGATTTATCCTCGCCAACTATACCAGTAGCAGAAGTTAATCCCACGGCGCCTGTTGAAGGAGACGGCGCCATTCCGCCAACAGATAGGGAAATTCCAGGACCTGTCGACAGAACAGATGCACCTGCACTCCCAAGTACTGCTGAAACACCCACGACAGCCACACCAACAGTACCAACAGTACCAAGTATCCCTTCCACTGCTGATCCTGTAATGGATGATGATATTGCTGTGACACCCATCACACCTACGATTCCAGCGGTAACTCCTGCCGCTGATAATGTACCAGAAGTTAGAATAAATACAGATGAGAATGATCTTGAAGAAGAAACTGTTAGAGAATTAAGAGACGTAGATGCTGAAATACTTGAAGCATCACGTAGATTAACAGATACGGCAGGTACTGACGAATTGGTAGAAAGAACAATTAGATAAATGGCATCAGACACTAATAATATTATTCTGCCAACTGGTGAAACGATTGCTATACCAGCATGGGCTAGTGAAACTGCACTTCAAGCATTAGTTGCGCAGATGCAGCTCAGTAATGATATTGATAAAAAATTAATTGAAGTTGTAAAAGGCAACGCTGTTGATACTACAAGTATAAGTCAATCTGTCAGAGACGCTTTTAAGAAATTAAGAGAGCGCCGAGAAAAAGATGCGGATGAAGAAAATAAAAGAACCCAACAAATAACGAAAACACTTGCAAAAAGCACATCAGACATTGTTGGAAAATTTAGTAACACTGAAACACCTCTTAGTAACTTAGTTGATGCAGCAAAGACAGCAAGTGCTGGATTTGGAAAAACTTTAACTGGATTAAAAGATTCCAGAGGAGCGTTTGGCGCTCTAGGTAAAACACTAAGCAATTGGGCTCCTGGTGTAGAAGCATTGGGCGATGCCGCGTTTGGTTGGTTAGGTTTCAATGCTGCAAAGATTGAACAATTCGCTAAAGCACAAGAAGCAATGATAAACGCTGGTGTGGTATTCAATCAAGGTGCAGCTACATATGAAGATTTATATACTACGGCCAGAGAAGGCGGTATTACATACACACAACTAGCTAGTATTGCGGGTGAATATGGGCAAACACTACAACTGTTTGGCGGCGGCGTTTCTAGAGGTACACAGATCTTTACTGAAATGTTCAGAGATGTAAACAGAGCCGCTAATGATTTCGGCGACTTTGGCATGAGTAACGAACAAATGGCGAAAGCGTTTGCTGACTATATATCAGTAGCACGTAGCACAGGCGAAGTCAACAGAAATACAAACAATGCGCAGGTAAAACTACAGAATGGATTCAGAGACTTAATGCTAGAAACTGGTGCATTGGCTAGTTTAACCGGTAAAAGTCGTGATGAATTGCTACAAGCACGTGCCGCTGCACTTAGTGCCCCGCAAGTTTCAGCTGCACTTCGTAGAATGGAAGAAACGTACGGTGAAGATAATAGATTCAGTGAAGGTGCCAGAGCAGTATTAACACAGTTAGCATATGGACAAGACCAGCTTGGCAGCTTAGGAACAATATTATCAAATGCAATTGGTTCTGAATTAGCAACAACTGCTGATCATATTGAAGACTTTGATGTGCGTGATGCACTGATTGGTATGGGTGGCGAAGCGACTACTATGATGCAAGCACTGCAATCAGCAGGATCTCCAGTATTAGATCAAATTAACGACGCTATTAGAACTGGCCAAGTTGCTGGCGGTGACATAAACAAATTTATTTTAGAAGCAGTTAGGGCCGCAGGTCAAAATACTGCAATCATGGCACAGGGTGCGGGAGATGCATTAAGCCCAATTAATCAAGCATTGATTGAATTAAGAACAGCTAGTACGTTACTTGACACTGACATGGGAAATTATTTAGACATGTCAGAACAACAAACTGTCGCCGCACTTGAGCAATATAAGCGAGATATAGAAGAAGCAGGTGAAACTACTGAAGGATTTAATGATGCAACTATGGCAGTTCTTGCAGCACAGGATGCTTTAACTGTTCCATTAGATTTTGCAGGTGATGCAGCAGATTCTCTTGGTAGAGCAATGTTAGCAGGCGTTGAAGCGTTTGAAGATCTAATAAACCCAAGAAGAGAAGAACCAATTGCTGAATCAGTCACACAGTCTGAATTTACTGCCGCAGCAAATTCTAGACTAGCAGCCACACCACCGACAATGGGGGGTGATCCTGCATGGGACCGCGCAATGTCTGAAGTAGATCGCCCATCGGATTTTGATAGAGCGTCACTTGAAGACATAGGTATTAATATTTCTGATTTAACTCCTAAAGAACATCCCAATTATCCTGGATCAGGAATGATGGTATATGATTTGAATGGATATCCTGATTCTTTATGGCCGGGCAACCGTCGATATATGTTTGCTGATGGATATACCCCTGGTAGATATTCAGGTGGTAGTGTGTCCGCAAATATGCCATATGTCGTTGGTGAAAATCGACCAGGTGGTTTAGGTGAATTATTTGTTCCTGATCAATCAGGTTTTATTTTATCACATGAACGTACATCAGAAATGATACAACAGCGTATTAATTCAGTACTTGGATTAGCAAATGCATTTAACACACTTCAAGGATCAATACCAAACATAGAACAGACAGCAATGCAATTATCTAATTTAACTGCTGGTTTAGGTAATATGATAAACTTTGGTGGGAATGATACTAGTTCTGTTTCGAATAATATCAATGCATCTATAGCACCAATAAGTATATCTGAAGAACCAGTTGGTGTTCGTAATGAAAGACCGAGACAAATTAATACAACTACGCCAGCTGAAACAGAAAATGAACGTAATTCAGCAGGTAGTGAATCTATAAATGATCAAATAAAACAAATAACAGAAATAAAACGTAGAAATCTTGCAATTATGCAACATCTTGAAGACATAATGAAGCGTTATAGTCGTAGATCTGATCCACTGCGAGCATAATTATTTTTTGCTAAATACACTATAATTAAAGGTATACCCCTGATGAGCTGGAAAAAGCATTTTACAAAATACGAGCCTAGTAATGGGATTCGTGCCAAAGCAAATAGATGGCAAAGTTGGTTGCCTGAGGTTTACTCAGGACAGCCCAATCGTGTTGAGCGTTATACACAGTATGACCAAATGGATATGGATAGTGAAATTAATGCTGCATTAGACACTATTGCTGAATTTTCTACACAAACAAATCCAGACACCCGCCTACCTTTTGAAATACATTATAAAGATGATGCAACAGAAAGCGAAGTAAATGCTATCTCAACAGCATTAAATCAGTGGTGTAATATCAATGATTGGGAACGCAGAATGTTTGGGGTATTTCGAGCAGCAATCAAATACGGAGACCAGTTGTTTATTCGTGATCCAGAAACATATAAACTTATCTGGGTTGATCCATCAGATGTAAGCAAAGCCATTGTCAATGAAAGCAAAGGCAAAGATATTGATCAGTATATGATGAAAAATATTAACCTAAATCTGACAGATTTGGTTACTACTGATACCAAAAAGCTGAACAACATGGCTGGTGCTGGTTCAACATCATTTACAACAGCAATGTCAGCACAATCAGGTGTTTATCAGGGCGGGTATAGTTCAAATAATACTGAGTATGCAGTTGATGCGTCACACGTTGTTCATATTGCTCTAACTGACGGGATGAGTGCTAATTGGCCATTTGGCAATAGTATCTTAGACAGCATTTTTAAAGTATACAAGCAAAAGGAACTACTGGAAGATAGTATTATTATCTATCGTGTTCAACGTGCGCCAGAGCGCCGTGTGTTCTACATTGACGTTGGTAACATGCCAGCACACAAAGCAATGGGTTTTGTTGAGCGTGTTAAGAACGAAGTACACCAGACACGTATTCCAAATAAAACAGGCGGTGGCACAAATATTATTGATGCAGCATACAACCCATTAAGTATTATGGAAGACTATTTCTTCGCTCAAACCGCAGAAGGGCGTGGTAGTAAAGTTGAAGTGTTGCCAGGCGGCGACAACTTGGGTGAGATTGACGACCTAAAGTATTTCAACAACAAACTAATGCGTGGTTTACGTATTCCAAGTAGCTATCTACCAACAGGTCCAGAGGATGGTACGGCAACATATCAAGACGGTAAAGTAGGAACGGCACTTATTCAGGAATTCCGTTTCAGTAAATATTGTGAGCGACTACAGTTAGTTCTACAGCCAAGTTTAGATAAAGAATTTAAACGTTTCCTTAAACACAAAGGTATTGAAATTCCAAGTAGTCTTTTTGACTTACACTTTACTGAGCCACAGAGCTTTAGTCAGTACCGTGAGATTGAAATTGAAGCAGCACGTGCCAGTGTATTTGGTAGCCTTGAAGGTGTTGGTTACCTAAGTCGTAGATTCCTATTCAGCAAGTACTTGGGCTTGAATGAAGATGAGATCAAAGAAAACGAGCGTCTATGGAAAGAAGAAAATGGCGATCACGATGGATCAGATGGTTTTGATGCCAAGGGAGAACTAGGTGGTCTAGGTGTCCGCGCTGGAGATGTTGAGGGATTTGAACCAACAGAACTTGATACTGGCGAGGAAGGCGGCGATGATCTTGGGGGCGACCTAGATATTGAAGCAGGTGGTGAATCACCACTTGGTGGCACCGCAGGGGGTACAGATAATGAGATTTAAAGAAGTAGATAACGGAACACGCAAAGCAGAAGATGATGAGTATGGCACTTGGAAAATTGATGATACTCGACGTCCTAGACTAACACTAAAGCATATTAATAAAATGCGTAATAGTCGTGAAATGAAACGTGCTGAACATCAAAAAGAAGTAGAGCAATTTAAGGATATGTATAGTCCTGGAGATACTGAATAAAACGCTTATTTTATGAATAAAATCTAAGACTATAATCAAAATCGCGGTTTTAACCGCATTTCGCTATGGTCTTAACCAAAGCGTCTTAAATAATAATGTTATAACCCACACCTATATAGAAAAGGAGATTTAACAATGAGAGCTCAAGATCGTTATACAAAGATCATTGAAAGCCTAGTGAACGGTGATTCAGCATCAGCTGAAGATCTACTACATGAGGCTTTTGTTGAAAAAGCTCGCGAGATCTGGAGTGATCTTGTTGAGCAAGATGAAATCGTTGAAGATGACATCGCAGAAGAAGAATTAGAAGAAGCATTTGGCGATGAAGAATCAGATGACTTCCTAAACGACATTGAAACAGCAGACGAAGAAATCGAAGCTGAAGAAGCATTCGGTGAAGCTGAAGATGAAGATGAAGGCGAACTAGACGCAGACATGGAACTAGCAGCAGATGACGGTTTCGACGCAGAAGGCGACGACAGCGGTGACATCGGTGATGCTATCACAAGTGTTGAAGATGCGCTAGCTGACCTAAAAGCAGAATTCGCAAAGCTAATGGGCGACGACATGTCAGATGATGAAGATGGCATGGACGACGATATGTCTGGTGACATGGACGACATGGACGACATGGACATGGGCGATGACGAAGAAGATGAAGAAGTTGAAGAAGAATTTACTTTTGAAGCTGACGAAGAAGAACTAGAAGAAGAAGCTGAAGAACTAGAAGAATCAGCTGAACTTAAAAAAGTAGGTAAAGACAGAGCAATCCATCCGGTTGAAATGCCAGCAGGCGATGACGGCAAAGCATCACCAGTTAAAGGTAAACCAGCAATGGGCGGTTCACTACTAAACACAGGACATGCTAAAGAAGCAGGTCGTC